CCTTTCCAAGGTTACACCCGAAAAGTCTGGAACCAAACAGTGGTTACCAAGATTAACCAAATCTCGGCTCAAATCCACATAACTACCTTAAGAGGTGGGGCTAACTGGATTGTTGTATCTTCTGAAGTATCAGCAGTATTTGATGACTTGGAGTACTTCCACGTTTCAAACGCGGCTCCTGAGCAAGACCAATACAACATGGGTATTGAGAAAATCGGTTCATTGGCAGGTCGTTACCAAGTTTACCGTGACCCATACTTACCAGCCGGTAAGATTATCATTGGTCACAAAGGTAAATCATTGTTGGACGCAGGTTACATTTACGCACCATACGTTCCACTACAATTGACACCTACAATGTATAACCCATTCAACTTTACACCGATTAAGGGTATCATGACAAGATACGCGAAGAAAATGGTTAACAACCGTTACTTTGGTGTAATCAACGTTAATGGATTGACTACATTTAGTCTTGACACCTTAAGATAATCATAAATTATCTTATGTTTAAAAGGGGGACAATGTCCCCCTTTTTTATTGCACCATTTTTTTGTATATTTGTAATATGGAATCTGAAAAAATAAAACAAATAACTTACGAGAAATCAAAAAACGGTTATACCGTGGGTATTGATATTAGAGATGAAAAAAACTTAAGTGAAATTGGTAAATTAATTGTTAAAGGTGACGCCATTAGATTGAATTATTATTGTGATGATAGAATCCATTTTACGTCTAAAGAAAAATTAAAATGAATTGGACAGATTATTTTTTAAATATTGCTGAAGCAATTAAATTAAAGTCTAAAGATAAATCGACCCAAATTGGTGCCGTTATCGTTGGAAAAGATAATGAAATACTCTCTACGGGTTATAATTCTTTCCCAAGAGGTTTAAATGATTCAATTGAAGAGAGACAGGAAAGACCTGAGAAATATTTTTGGTTCGAACATGCAGAAAGGAACGCAATTTTTAATGCTGCAAGAATTGGTGTTTCTCTAAAAAATTCAACGATTTATATCACTTCAGGTATACCGTGTATGGATTGTGCTCGTGGGATTGTAAATTCAGGTATTAAGACAGTGTGGTGTAAATATACCTGCACAACAAAAAATAAAGAAAAGTGGGAAGAATCCCAAAAAAGAAGTTTACAATTATTTGATGAGTGTGGTATTCAGGTGTTTTTTTACTCTGACCACTAAATCTCCCGTTCCTTTAATTATTCGATGATACAGACCTTCTGGTATGTAAATTGGGGTATTTTTTTTGATGTTTGTTGGTAGTTCATTATCAATTTGAAACATCCAATCGGTATCATGTTCACAAATGACCGTTCGGTCTTCTTCATCAAAATGCCATTTAAGTTCGGTATCTAGTGTGTTTGAACTAAATGTTCTAATGTAGAATCCTTCTTTTAAATTTTCAGTAAAGGGTAATTTATCTACCACGGACTTGAGGATTTTATTCCAAGTGCTTTCCTATATCTTGAAATATTACAACTCCAATACCCTGCTGTTGTCCTATCTTTCTTCTGGTCACACTTATGACGAGCCCTGAACGACTTTGCTGCTTTTGGGTTGTTATTCCTAACTCTCAAATTAGGGTCCCCAAAAGTGACCTTAACAACGTTACCACTACTATTTTTTACATATACAGCAAATTTCTTTGGACCACCTGGTGTTCTGAATGGTTTATTGAGTTTAACGTTTTTACCTCTGTGTTTTGCTTCAACAAGATATTCTTCTTCTCGCAAAATAAATGGAATATCTAAAAATACTTCTTCTCCTTCGTAAATTCCTGTTTCACCTATGTTTGTTTTTATCAATTCTAAATCATCACCATCAAGTAACAAAACACCTTCATTATATAATCTTCTTGATTCATTAAATAAATTAAAGAATTTTTCCGAATATATTCTATAAACATTTTCAATCAGTGGTTTCTGATTATTTATATGATAAGATAAACCCTCACTTAATAAGTAATTTTTTGATTCAACTAATGTAAGTAGTCTAGGTGGTAAATAAGTTTCAACTATTTCTTCAACATTTAAATTTATAAAATTTACATTTTCATCAAATCTTGTGAAAGTAGGTTTATTTCCTTTACCTATTTTAGGTTCTTTTTTTTCAGCATTTCTTTTTTGGGTCACCATAGATTTTTTTTCCTCTTTTGAATAAGAACCAGCGGTTTTTGGGGTATCTTTAGATACTTTTTTTTGAGGTCTACATTTGGGGTATCCCTTTCTATTTTTATCACCATCGGCATCTTTTCTTCCACACGGTGGGTGTTTACCATCCACTTTACGACTCACATCAACCCATTTTTCTTTAAACCAACGTCTAAGGTCTTCCCTTAAAACTTCACCATTTTCAAGACACTCTTGAATATATTTTTTATCTTCTTCGTTTACAAGTATTTTCATATTAACATTAATTAATATAACAATTTAATTCATATTTTTCACCCATACCATATACTTGGATATGTAACGCCTTTTTTTGTTCTTTATCATCTTTTTTTAGTGTTATGGTGAATCTATTTGTCTTTCCCTCTGATGGTTTTTTTGGACCTGACCCAATTTCTCGAGCGGTTTCTTCTTTATCATATGTGTATCCTTTTTTCTCAGCATAATCAAGTGCCGCATTTATTGCAGATGTGTAACTCTTGTGATAGACTTCATATGATTTATCGTTTTTTCCCTCATTTATCTCTTCGTTTGTTGCTTTCCTCCAACCGCCACCTTTAGATTTATATCGTTTGGCTGCTGCACCATTACAATATGCACTTGGACATACATCATACCTTGACCTTGCCCAAGCTAAGGATGCTGCCCATAACTTAGGATTAGTTGGTTTGTTTTTTCCTTCATCAATGGATTTTTCTTCATTCATACTAAATTGACTGAGGTCCGCCCTTACTTTATTTGAAGGTTCAATTTGATTCATTAAAAAATCAAAAACTTGGTCTAAAAGACTTTTCGCCTCCGCAATGTGGTCTTGAGCCCAATCGTGTTGTTTCATTATTGAATCAATTGTATTTTTATTTTGTTTCATTAACATATCACATTGTCTTCCCATTTGTTCAATGTTGTCAAAAAACATATAGTTTTCGGGTCTATCCTCTAATTCTGGTTGTTCAGAAATTACCCTTAAATGTTTTCTTATTATATTATCTAAATTTTTCATATATTATAAATATTTTATCTTTCTGACAAGATTTCAAACTTGACGTAATTATTGTAAAAAACTTCTTCTGTATATGTTTTTGATTTGAATTCCATGTAATATTCTCTTGGAATTAAATATGATGTATCTAAGTAGAAAGAATTTTCATTTGTAACATCTGTTTTTGTCCAATCAAAAACAACAACGTTTGTTTTTCCTTCTTTTATAAAAATACGATAATACACATCATCAAATAAAACTGTTTTTTGTTGTTCAATTGACTTTAGTTCAATTAGTATTTTCTTTAATTCTCCTCTAATTATTTTTTCATTTTGTTTTATACCTGAAAATTGTACGATATAATTTTGCGTTTCTTTTGGATTTTCACCAAAACTATATCCGGAAGAAAAAGATTTTGGTACAAATTTTTGAGTGACATCACTAATTGACACACCATCAATTGATAAATTTTTCCATTTGTCATAATAAAATCTTTTACCATCACAAAGTTGACCTAATAAACCAAAACTAACTTTATACACACCCTTTCTAATTTTTGTTGTTGTTAACCCTGTAACGCCAGTAATCGGTGTTAAACTTGAATTTAACACGTCGACAGTTGGGGTGTTATCTAAATCATAAAAATTCGTACCTTTTGTCACATAGAGGTAAAGGTTATTTACTTTGTCCCCAATAAAATTTTGTCTATTATCAAATATTCTATCTTCAAATACGGTTTCTACAAATGGTTCAAAAAAGGTTTGAGTATATTTTGAAAAAAAAGAAACCGATTGTTCAGTAGAACCTGTAATCTCTTCATATTCACTATCAAATTTTATCCCTAATCCATAATTGGTATTACCCGATACAACAATTCCATTTACATAACTTGTGATGTCTAAGTTGATGTTTTCGTTACCATTGTCAAAATGAATAGTATCAATTATGGTTGCACCGGTAGAATATACTCCTTGAGTTGTCCATCCACTTATTGTTGTTTTGTTAAACCAATTGGATGGTCTTGTATCGTATATTTTATCACCAAAATCATCGGTATATTCCACAAATTCGTAATCATAACCAACACCCTCATCCCATGATTCATTTAATTTAAAAACAACCAAATCAAAAGAGGTTGCTCTTTCTCTTCCATTTGATTTATCATTACCAATTAATTTGGGGTCACCAATGACAGTATTTGTCATTTTTAAATAGTGTTTAGTGTTGTTATCTATAACTAAATCACCATTATTAACTTTAGATGTTAATCCACTAAAATTAACGGTAAAAATAAATCTAGAAAACCCCTCACCATAATAAATTTCGGTAGTTGGATTTTTGGCGGTATTGACCTCACTATTTTTAATAATAGTGTTATTTTTTGAAAAATAAGAACGATAATATGACATCAGTTTTTATATAATAAATATCAATTTAGTTGATTTTAATTGAGGTATTTACCAACTCTTGTCTTAATCTATTATATAATCTTTCCAACTCAGTGTGAGCGTCGTAATCAGATTTAACATATGGCTTATTGATGTTGTGTACGTGGGTAGTTAATACATTGTACACTGCATCTATAAAACTTAATAATATTTCACCTCGAACTAAAGAATAGGTATTTGGGTCTATTTTTTGAACATAATCGTCTTGATTATATTCGTAACTATCTAAGCTCGAAAAATCAATTGTTTTATCAGTAAAATTTGTATCAGTTGATAAAAGATATATTTTATCTGCGGTCATATTTCCAAATGTCTGTTCTTTTACTTTTGTATCAATTTTTAAAACCTGTGTTTTTTTCTGTATTGTTTTTTGTGGTGGATTAATTGAATCTTGACTAAAAACGATACTTGAACCAGCTGATGTTTTTGACGTTAATTGAATTTTGGATAAGACATATTTTCTATTTGCAAATTCAGTAGAAGTTGTTACTCGGTTCTTAAATTCTGATGTTGGTCTAAAGAAAAATGGATGTATTTCTAAAAATTGAACAGACTGAGTACCGTCGTTTGTTGTTATTAAGTTAGATAATAATTTATAGGGGACAATACCATCAAAACCATTTTGGTGGATTTCATTTAATTTATTTCTAACGGAATATATGACTTCATTTAGTTTATTGTTTAACGTTAGACCACTATAACCATTAATATTGTTTAAATTAATTTGAAACGTGTATGTTACACCAGATTCAGATAACAATACGGTTTCATTTTGTAGTATTTCAGTAAATTCTGTAAAATTATTTGAATTATATTTTGGGATATAAAAATTTGGTTTAACTTGGTAAATGTAAAAATTACATATAGTTGGATTGGTTAAGTCATCCAAATCGTATTCGATTATGTATTTTATTATTTTATTTTCTGTTGTTGTTTGTTCTTTTATTTCTTCTGAAAGAAATTTTTTATCTGAAAATTTTTTAAGGTGTAATCTTGCTGATTTTCTCGATACAATTGGGAAACCTCGTGAAATTAATAATTCTTCATTTTTGGTTGCTTTTATTTTTGAAATTAGTTTACCTGCCCTTAAAACTAAACCTCCGGTTGTAAAGACAATGTCATCACCGTATTTACCTGAAACAGAGTAGTCTTTGTATTTTGATAATGCATTTTTTGAATTTTCAGGTAATTCACCTAATTCATTTTTTATGATATCTGACTTCGCTTCAACAGATACACCATATGAAGTATCGGCAATTTGTTCATTAAAAGTTTGAGAGTTGAAATCAAATCTTGTTGTGAATGGTCCTGCAATGTATTCTTGGTTTACTGTTGTCTTTTCGGTGTCATATCTTATTATTTTTACTGTTTGTTTAATTTCTGGTATAAAATTAATATTATTCGGTAAAAATGGTATGGCTAAAAATGGGTCATCTTTACTCCATTCTGTATATTCTTTAATATTTGATTTTGCACCAACATAATCATCATAGTCTATAACACGTATTCGACCTAAACCTTTTGGGTCATTATTATCAATACAAACACCTAAATCAACTATTTTCATTTAATTTTTCTATTTTCAATTTCTTCTAAAACTTTAGAATGTAAATTTTCTATTGTTTCTAATTTATGTGTTAAATTAACAATGTAGTTTTTCAAATCTTCGTGTTGTTTAAATAAAAATTCTTCCGTTTCAAATAAATCTTTATTTGATTTGTCTTTAACATTTTCAATTACATTAACGAATTTGTCTTTTTCCATTTTAGAATTTTTTTCCAACTCCCGATATTAATCCCGGTGGTATAATTGCACCACCAGCAACAGGTGGACCGGGTAATGTACCACCTTGTAAAACAATTTTAACAAACGAATTTGAATCTTCTTCTTCTGTGTGACCATCAATAATTGATTTAACTAAATTACCAATGTCATTAGACTCACCAAACAATGGTCCTGTAGGTATTCCTGAAGACTCCAATCGATTCATCACATTCATAAATGCCCTATCTTGACTATAACCCGGTAATTTATCTGAAAAAAGTAATAACAAAGACGGAACTGAAATACTAAGTCTTTGTGAGAGTGCCCCTTCTATTGTTGTCAATATTGTTTGAAAAATTGCATAACAGTTATCAATTCCGTTTTCTAAAATCTTTTTTAGGAGAGCAATTAATGATGTTATTATTAAAAGATATCTCTTATATTTGTTTTTTAAAATTCTTTGCACTACTTCATTCACAAAAGCCAATAAATCAATTTTGACGAGTCTCCAAAATTCTCTAATGAACAACCAAAACAAATCAGATACAATCTTGGTAATTGCCTTTTTAAATTTTTTAATTAATTCTTTGGCGTTTAAATAAACATTTACCGCCATTGTTTTAAAGATTTTATATAGAATAATTAATGGTAAAAATATCTTTGCGGATATTACTGACATTACCAATACTTTAGGTATGTAGAGTATAAAATTATTTAGTAATGCATCCAAAAGTATATTGATTGATAACGAACCACCAGATTGTTCAGACGCGTCCCTTGCAACGTTTTCTAAAGATTGATTTACCGAGTCTTGTATATTTTTTTCTCTTGATAAAAAAATAAAGTCTTCAACATGCATATCACTTACTGGTATTTCATAGTCATCACAACTTTTAAATTTTAAAACCCCTCTATTTCTAGCATCTTCACTATCTAAGTCTATACCTTCAACATTGTCAAAATCAAAATAGAATTCCAAATCTTCGTCATTTTCATTGAACATATCGACGGGTGTTTGATTTTTTAAAAGGTCACGATTTGTCCCTCCACAAATTTTTAATAATCTATCAATTAATCTTGAGGAAAAGTTGATTGACTCTGTAAATTTTTTTGATTCACTACAACTAGCACCGCCATTAATGGTAAATAACATACATTGTTTTACGATATCATTAATATCGGAATATTCCAAAGAGTTATAATAGTCTGTAATAAAATCTTGTACATTTACAACACCCGCGGTTCCTCTTGTAAACCCACTAAAAGTAAATTTTTGAGTACCAGCATTCCAAGATGCGGTAAATAGGTCATTTCCATTATTGGAGGTGTACGTATGGGTTCCACCATTAGCCATTAAATCATAAAGATTTCTATTAAGTTTTTCTTTGTTTTTATCCGGTGACTTTGATTCATAAACTAATTGACCACATGTTGAATCAGGGTCCAATGTGAAAATATTTAAAAAATCAAATTCATCGGGACTAAGTTGAATTGAATCAACGTTAAATACTGATTTTGAACCACATATTCCGTCACCCATAAAAAGTGCCTCCGAAAGTCTATTAATAACAATTTCTTTGGCTTGACCTAATGTTACATTTGCAGACGAAATTGCATGTCTTTTAATTTTAGATTTGGAGGGATTTCTATCAATATTGACGTTTATTCCCCTTCTGTTTGGGTTACTAAAAGATATGTTATTTAATTTATCGTTAACCGTTTTTTTGTTTGTTGTGATAAATTGTTCAACAACTTCTATCAGTTCACCAAAAATATCTTTTTTATTGTCTATTTTTCGTTTTTTCTTATCAAGAAGTGCACTTAATTGTTCTCCTAAAAATTGGTTAGGGTCAGGTATGTTTTTTTGAAAAGCATCCCCAACATTCTCAATTTTTTTTGCGGAATCGTCAATTATTTTTTTTACAGACTCAATCTTTGCCTGTAATTTTTTTTTTGTTTCTTTAGTTTTACTCATTAGACTTTATAGGTGGAATCCTTAGTCTCTGAATCATCGTCATTTATTAATTTTTCTAAGATTACTCTATCTTCTTCTGTTAATTGAAGTTTACCACCAGAATTAATAGCATTAGGTCCATAACTTTGTTTTAACAGTGCGCTTTGTAATTTTACCAACGATATTTTTTTTTCGGTACAGTCATTTAGTATCTTTTGTTGTTCTTTAATTACCGGACCAATAACACTCATGTCCTCCGAATCTTTCATAAAAGTTAACATCTTTTTTGTAATCATGGATGCGGTGGTTTTTTGTTCCATAATATCGTTATAAATTTCTTGCATTAATACAAGTGCGGAATCAGTATCTAAGGATATTAGATTTTTATTACGTCTCATAATATATAAATAGTAAAAAAATTAATTTATAAAAGTAAACACGATATCAACATACATTTTTTTGTATTTTTTCAAAGATGTTCTTATTTCTTTTGTTGATAATGAGGTCATTTCTCTTAATGATAATAGAATCAAATTTTTATTAAATTTATTACCATTTCCAATTTGAAAAATTTTATCAAAATTACTAAAAATTTCAATTAATGCATATCCTAATTTTTGTTCATTTTCGGTCATTTCTTCATTTTCAATAAAGGTTTCTAAATCATTTACGAATTTAATAATGACATCTCTATAATCAATTTCTATTTCATCCATAACATATGAATGTTCAGGACTTTCTTCTAATTCCGCTGACACATCTTCATATGAGATTGTTCTATTTGTTTCTTTTGTATCTTTTTGTATACTACCCATTAAGTAGTTTTTACAAATAGTGCCAAAATAAGAATATGCCTTGTGATTTTTGGTGTGGTCGAATTTATTTATTTTTGTAATAAGAAAAGACATGGTATCTGAATGTATATCTTCAAATTCCAAATCTTTTCTATATAATTTATAACGTCGAATAATTGATTCGACCATTATTGTGAGAGGCTCTTTTAAATATTCATTGAATATCTTATTCTTTTCATTGTCGGAATCAGATTGTAAATATCTTACTACCGCTTGTTCTTGTTCCTCCCCAAAATATATTTTTTGGGTTCTTTTACGGGGCATTTTAATTTTCTACATAATTTATGTCTCTAACGTTTTTAAAGAAAAATTCTTTTTTCGCGGTATCCAACCAAAATTTAACTTCGTTTGAATCTAATTTATCTTTATCTGAGTTTTTATAACTCCAAAATAAAGAATCTTCTCTAAAATTAACGTGTTGATAACCCACCCTTGGTATTGTCATAATTTTTAAATTATTAAATGTTAATCTTAATAAAAATTCATAACCAAAAGTCAGTTTAATGTTTTCTTTTAATTTACCATATTCTTTTATTTTTGATGTTCTGTATATACCACCTGATATTTGAAAATTTTGATATTCTAAAAGTGCCGTATTATCTAATAAACCTTGTTTATCGGTAAAACCGTAAGCCCAAGTCGATTCATTAGTGTAACTTAAAAAGTTACCTTCAACATTTATATCTTTTACCAAAGATAGAAAAACATCTACATCTGGATTCTCATTTGAATATTCATTAAATAGGTTTACCCAATTTTTATTATACTCATCGTCAATCTCTAAAATAGAAAACCATTCAGTTTCACAATTATCAATTCCTAAGTTTATTTGACTACAGAAATCAGTTTTTCCTTTATTTTCTATAATTACACATTCCAAATTTGTTTGTTCTATTTTTATGTTTGATAATACGTTTTTTGGTGCAACTATTAATAATTTAACATCGTTATAAAATCTTTCAACGGACTTAAATGCATTGTCAAACATTATTCTATAATCATCGTCCCATTTGTGAACTGGTAATATTACGGATATTTTTTTCATTATACTTATTTTGTTTATTTATCCGAATCTAATATTGAATCAAATTCTTCTTTTAATTTATCAATTGCGTTATTAATATTATCAATTCTTTTATTAATAAAAGAATTAAAAATATTTACAATGTTATTTTCTGTAATATCGGTTGAATATGGTAATAAAGTATCTTTCATTTTTTGTTTTACATCATCATTAATCTCAATACCTTCTAACCATGCTGTTACATATGTACCTAAAATTTCAACAATTTTGGATTCATCATATGTCCACATACCATTTTCAGATAACCAATCAGGTTCGTTCTTTGGAATTTTTCCAACAATGGGCACTTCACATTTCATCGATTCTAAAGGAAATGTTCCAAAAGTTGAATCATCATCAACCCATACAGACACCATACATTCTTTTAACCCGTTTGCAAAATCAACATATGACATATTAACCATATCTCTAAATGTAATCCATCTTAAATGTGGGTATTTTATGTAAAATTCAGATATGATTTTTTTATTGATGGACCTATCTTTACATAAAATTGCGATTACAGGTTTTAATGTGGTTTCATTTTTAGAAAATTCATCTCCAATAATTGGTGGAATAATATGTACCAAACATTCATTAAATAAATTATTTATATATTTTTTTGAAAACTCGGTTGTGGTTATTACTCTATCAAATCCATAATCTGACCATCTACTACCAATTGGTAAAGTTTCAAAAATATATTCTTTTTGTTGGATTAACATAATCTTAACACAACGTATGTTAGATAGAGATTCTAAAACATTTGAATAATATTCAGGAACAACAATTATGTCTTCAATTTTTATTTCTACCCTGTCGTCTTTAATTGTTACGACTTCTAAGTCTGAATATTTATCACCTAACCACTGAGAGATACCGGTATAAGTTTTATCTTCTACTAAAATTTTAGCATTAAAATTTTCATTTTTTAGTGTTAATGCTAAATCGTATATGTATTTAACAGATGCTCTTGGATTATTTTTAGTATCATAAACTAAAAAATATATAACATTTGTTTTGTTGTGTAAATTTTCTAACGAATTAGATAGTTTTTCAATATTTTCATTATTTTTATTCATCTTCAGGGATTAATATATCATATTTTATTAAGGTATTAAAAGCGATTTTAAATGAAATGGTTAAACCATTTTCTGCAAACGGACCTAATTCACTGTCAACTTCTGCAAATTCACTTAAAATTCTTTCAACACAAGATTTTATTATTTCATATTTAAATAAGTTTATTTCAAAAGTTGTTGTGCCGTCTTCATTTTTGACTTCATTGCCTGTTTGGCACGTTTGAGTAATCCCATCAACATTGATAAAATAGTTTTTTCCGAGAATTTCAACCATAATTTGTTTATTTCTGATAATTTACTAATTTCTAAATCAATTTTGTAGTGATTATTGTAATATGTATTAAATTTAATAACTTTTTTGTTTTTTGGACACTTTTCAATAACTTCAAAATCTTCAGTTATCCATACATCGCATTTTTTCCATAAATTATCTATTTCTGAATTATTTGAAAAAATGACTTGGTCCATCATTATTCCATTCTTTGAAATAAAAAAAAGAGAAGCAGATTTTGCTTTCCCTTTTTCATTTAACCCAATTAAAGTAAAACGAGAATTGGGATGTTCAATAATTAATTTGTTTAAATCTGTTGCCGTTTGACTATAACTTAAACCGGCGTGTCCAAAAATTTCAATAGGAAAATCAAAATAAAGAAACTTGATAAATTCATCTACTGACTGAAAAGAATATGAATCCATTATTTTTTGAAAAGATAATGGTTTTGTTTTTACCTTATATTCAAAGGTTTCTTTTTCCTCCGATTCGGTATTTAAAAAATAATCCTTATAGTGATAATCGAATTTTTGAACAGTGTTCCTAAGAACTCCATCAATACTTACAAATATTTCCATGCAAAGAATATAACAATAAAATCATTGCATGTAAAGTTTAATCGTATCTTCTCAAAATTTCCGTTATTATAGGGTTTCTGACAATATCTTTATCATCAAATTCAAATATACCAACATTTGGTAAGTCACCTAATCTTACCTTAGCGTCGTACAATCCTGTTTTTGTTTTATCTTTGAATTTATCAGATTGTTCTAAATCACCAGAAATAAAAAATTTAGAATTAAAACCAATTCTAGTTAATAACAGTTTCATTTGAGATGGTGTAGTATTTTGTGCCTCTTCAAATACTAAAATAGTATTATCAACATTCCACCCCCTCATGTACGCTAAAGCAGCGATTTCAATAAACCCTTCATCTTTAAGTTTTTCTCTCGCGTCTTTACCTATTATTTTATTTAATAAATAATATGATGGGTAGATATAAGGGTCTAATTTTTCTTCTAAACCGCCAGGTAATGAACCTAATTTTTCTTCCGCCTCAACAGCGGGTCTAACAATAATTATTTTTTCGTACTTGTTTCTATCATCCCATAACAAATCAATCGCTCTTTTCATTGCAATATAAGATTTACCAACACCAGCCGGCCCAAAACATAAAGTTATTTCATTTTCAGTCAAAGTTTTCCAATATTCTTCTTGGTTTTTTGTTAAAAACTTTTCCTTTGGTTGTTTAATAATGTCTCTAATTCTTTGTTTTTTAGGTGTTTGTTTATCTTCCGTATTTGTTGGTAATTTTAATATTGGCTTTCTCAATTTATTAATATTTTATATTTTAATTATTTATTTTCCTGTACTACCAAACCCACCTTCACCTCGTTCTGAATCCGATAACTCATCAGACTCAATAAATGTGACAGAAGGATATGGTATGATTATTATTTGTGCTATTCTATCTCCTACTTTGTAATCTGTTTCATCTATTCTAATATCATTTTTACCAAAAATTTTTTTAAAAGTTGCTTGAATTTCACCTCTATATCCACTATCAATTACTCCCACACAATTGGTTAATGACAAATCAGTTTTTCTTATTGATGACCTTGGAAAAACTAACCCAACATAACCTTTCGGTATTTCCATTGCAATACCTGTTCCATATGTAATATCAAATGTGGTATTTGATATTATATTGGTTGCGACTAAATCCATACCAGCATCACCGTCTTTTGCGTATTTGGGAATCACAGCATTTGGATGTAGTTTTTTTACTTTTACTTCAAATTTATTTACGTCTTGTTCTATTTGTGATTTTATCTCTTGACCAAGATTAGATAAAAGACCGTTTAAGTCATCCATAAAACTTGAATCAGTACTTTCTTCTTGCAAAATTTGACTTTCTAACTCTTGCAATTTTTTAATATAATCTTCAATTTGATTTTTTTGCATTTTTTTCTTCTAAAATTGCTAATTCAAAACCGATTCTAACTACATTAGATAAGTTAGATGCTCGATATTTTACTAATTTATCTTCAGTATCCCTATCTGAATTTAAAATCGTTTGAAATTCTTCTTCAGATAATTGAATACCAAATCTTAATACATAATGAATTGACCTTTCATTCGATTTCATTGACACTTCACTGTCAGTAAATTCGTACATTTTACCTAAATTCTTTCTATGCCATTCACTTGGGTTTGGTTTGAATAAGAAACTTTTTCCTATTTGAGACAGAAAAACACACTTCAATATTGAAGATGGTGTTTGTTTCATATTATCGGGTAAAATATCGTTTGTTTTGACCGCATATTTTGCTGCTTTAAAACATACATTTAATAATCCACCAGGATAACAACCAAACATGTCTAAAGACATTGACGATGGTGCTAAAAAAAATTCCTCACCTAAAAAATCTAATAATTCTTGATTAAAAAGATTGTACTTGGCGTTTGTTTCTAAGAATTTAGCCTTATTTAATTCAATTTGTTCTTTGTTCAACATTTTTTTATTTTTTGTAGTATTCAGGTGTGTTTTTTTGGTCGATAATACATTCAATTGGCATTTTTACAATTGCTAAACTTTCTGAAGCTCTCATGTCTCCAGTCCTGTATTTAGAAACAACAAGGGTCGCTTCTTCAACAGAATCTGCTTCAACGATATACTTTAGTTTTTGTAATCTTGGATTACCATTTCTGTCTAAATTTTCGGTTTCATAACCGACGGTTACTAAGTAGTGCATTTTTTTTTGTTTTTAAGTTTAAATAATTGTTTTGAAGAATTCTGTTCTGTCCTTACAAACTTTTTGTAAAGAATATTTGTCTTTTACTGTTTCATATAATCTGTTACCCAAATCTTCAATCATATTAGGGTTTTCAATTAAAAGTTTCATATACTTAGCCCAAAGTTTGTGGCCCTTTTTTTGTGGAACAGTTAGTGCGTTTCCATCGTTAATAAAACTTCCGTCTTGATATGCATTTTTTAGGTCAAAAGTATATGGTTCAGTTTCACTAGCAATGATTGGTTTTTTATGGAAACCAGACTCAATTATTTTTAACTGAGATTTATTGGCATTAAAATCCGATTCAACCACCGGTGCCAAAGAGACATCAAATAAGTTATAATTGTTACCGTAAATGTTGATTGGTTGGGTCCAAACTCTTTTATATTTTTTATTAGACGTATCTATTTCTGGTGTTTGAGTAAAATTCATCAGATATGATTTATATTCGTTGTCTACACTTCTGTAATTATTTGTGAATATTTTTTCATATTTAAACCATACGGTTTCTTCGGGTTTAATTGGTCTTGTTCTTTTTTCTCCTGTTTTTGGGTTAAATTCTGTGACATTTCCTCTTAAATCAAATCCACATAAAACAAATTGTACATTTTCATAATTGGTTGAAATCACAGATATTCCATCATTTAAAAGTTCAATATCATGTAAGTGACTTGACCCACCTAACCACCCAAATCGGATTTTTTCTGATTTTGTTGGTTTTGGTTGAAATTGAGATTCGTTGGAATCAATTGCATTTGGAAAAACATGTACATTTTTATTACCTGTCCTATTTTTTATATTATTCGCAAAGAATTCAGTTGTACATGTGATGTAATCAGAAATCTTCATTAACTCCATTTTCTTTTTTGGTAGTTGACTTTCTTTGATTGCCAAATACATTGGATGTCTATGGTCGGGGGACCAGTAGTCATCGATATCCATTACTACTTTTATTCCTTGTGACTTTAAAAAATTAATTCGTTGTATATTTTCTTCATGTGTATTTTGATGAATAAAGCTATGAAAAACAACGATGTCGTAATTTTTAAAAAAATTATCACCTTCGGTTACGTTAAACGATATGTCTATATGAAAATCGTCAGAATAATTATCTCCAATGTATTTAAATGGGTCAAGTACCCTATATTTACCAACACCATGTGTGTCGGGTGCAATTGCTAATATTTTTATTTTTTTCATTAATATTACTCTATGTGAGAAATATAAGAAAAAAAAACGAAAAAACAAATTACTTTGACTTATTTACCCCTGTAATTTTTCCTTTAAAAACCGAATCACCAACTTTTAATACTAAATTTTCATTAATTGATAAAGTTTGTTGTGCGGTGAGTATCTGATTTAATTTTGAATCTAAAATTTCCGTTACGGTTTTTCTGACAACATTTTCAATAAGTGGACTTAATTGTTTAATTAAATCAGAGTTATTTGTTTGAGTTGATTGTGTTTTTGTTGGTTTTGAAGAAACTCCTTGCGATTCCATTAATTTTTTTGTTTTTTCAACAAAATTTAAATCTAAAGAATCGGATAAACTAATTTGTGGAATTGGATTCTCAATCATTGCTTTTTTAATTACGTCTGGTAATTTTGATTCTTGTATTTTTTGAAAATTAGGAACAGGCGGATTTTGTGCCCAAGATTGTTGTGTTGATTGAGATTTTAATAGTTCCTCTGGGTCACTTCTTAAAATTTCTTCATTAACCGAACCCTTTTCAAATTGTCCTGTTTCTACTTTTTGCATTACTTTTTTGGCTTGTACTAACCTTTGCATTAAATCGTTTGTACTTATTACACCATTTCCTCTTTGTTCCATAACTATAATATAATTATTTTAAAAAAAGATTAAAGCTTTAATTCTCGAAATTTCTTCCTGTAGTGGAATTGTGGTTTCGTCTTTTTTTATTTGTATGTTGTTTCTTTTTAAGATTTGGGTTAAATCATATTCTGAGTCTTTTTCAAACTTTCTTCTAGTTCCTTCTCCTGGTGTAGTATTTAACCCTAAATCTATTTGTGCTCTTTTCCAATCTTCAATTCTTTTTTTGTATAAATCATCAATACCGATTTTGAAATCATCAGGACTTAATGTTTTTTCATTATTAATTGTTTTTACTTTTTTTTCTAAATTTTTAAAAATCTCGTCTTCTCTTTTTAAATCTTGAGTTGGTAGTGACGAAGGTTTTACTTTTGGTTTTGGTTGAGGTAACTCGTCTTTTTGTGGTTGAGTTTGTATAGGTTTAGGTTCGGTTGTGGGTTTTTCTTTTTTAGGTTGCATCGTAACCCCCCAATCAGTTGTCACATATGTTACAGAAAAACTACCATCATCTCCTTCTTTATAATTTGGTCTTTTTGTTGAAAATTGCTCATCTTCATAAACAATTAAAGAACCGGTAGAAATTCTATCAATTAAAAAAGTTCTCCAACCGTGTTTTTGAAAACCTTTTTTAGATGTTGATGGTGGTTGTGTCCAACCTCTAACCGCTAAATTTCCTTTTTTTGTTAATCCAGATGCAACCAATTCAACTTTAACTCGTCTACCAGCTAAGACATCTTTTGGTGGTCCTTTATAATAAAAGGAAACGGGGAATCTATTTTTTATCGCATATTCTAATCTTGCCCTAATGCTTGTTTTAGGATTGGCTTCTAAAATAGATGTGAAAAATAATTTATTAGACATTAAAAATCAGGATATGGTTTATTGTTCCCGTATTTATTTCTTGATTGTAGTCCAATTCGTTCTCCGATATCGGTTTTGGTCCCAACACTACCATTGTTTTCTCCTCTGCCTTTGTCATCACCATCAGAAATGGCATTTCTATTTACAGAAGAGTATTCGTTTTTTGGACCATACAAATTTCGAGCTTGTAATGTTTTTCTTTCTGAAATGTCTGTTTTTGTACCTATACTACCATTATTTTCACCTCTACCTCTATCATCGCCATCCGATAGTGCACCTGTATTGGATGAATCGTACAAATCACCATAGTTATATTCATTTCTGGCCAATAAAATGTTTCTTTCTCTATCGCCAATTGTTTCTAATTGTGTTGCCATATTAGTAAGTTATTAATTTTTTTATTTTATCAACTTCCTCATATAATTTTAAAGAGGATATTGGGGATACGCTTGTTTTATTAGAATTACTTTTTATTAAGTTTGTTGGTATTTTAAAATTAAATCTTTTTTTGTGTTTTTTTAAATGTGAATTTTTTCTTTCGTTATTCATTCCGGTCATGTCATCGGATTTCATTTTTGATTTTTTTCTATTAGAAATTAAATCTCTTTCTCCTTTTAAAAACTGATTAGCCCATTTTTCCATTAACTCACCACCACACAAGTCATATTTTAATTTATCTTTTATTTTGTCAATGTTTTGAAGGTCGTGTATTATTCTTTTTAGTTGTCCGTATTTTACTTTTTTATCCGATATAAGTTTTTTCGCACGTTGAATTCCCCTTACATTTTTTCCATTTAATCCAATAATCGTATGATTTATTGTTTTTAAAATGTCTTGAGGTATGTCAAATACTCTATCTTTTAGTTCCTTATTCATTGTCTTTATTTAGTAATTTGATAACATCTTTTACTGAAAGATTATTTTTAACTAAAGTATTTTTAAGTGCTAAAATTTGTTTTTTTATTATAGGATTTAATTCTTTATCAATATCTTCTGTTTGGTCTTTTTTTACTAAATCACTATTTTGTGTTTTTTTTGATAAAACACTTTCAACATAATCTTCCACATATTTTTTAGGGTTTTCAATTAATCTGACTTTATCACCTTTTAAATCTTCATCATATCCGTATGATGACAATCTTTCTTCGGTTTCTTTATCATCTAACCCTAAATCCTTTTTAAAATAATCTTCAGCGTCTTCTCTATCTTCATCATTACCCAAAGTTTTTTTGTATCCCAACGCTTGCCTTAAATTCGATTCTGCCCAATATCTTAACGAAGTGTGTGTACCATGAACACCATGTGTTCCCATAGAACCTGCACTTGTTTTTACAATTTCATCGGTAGTTTTTTTTGAACCACCTTTACTATCTTTTGTTGTTGGTATTTTATTTAATACAACATTTCCTTTTGTATCTACAATTTCATCAACATCCTTTTCTACCTCATCTGGTAATTTTTTAAAATCGGTGTCACTAGAAAATTCTTTAGCCCATTTTGACCATTTTTTTCTTTCCTTTTTTGGAATTGATTCGTCAGAAGCCTTTGCATAAAAATATCTTTGTTGTTTTTTTGATGCAAATTTTTCTTCAATTATTGATTTTATATAGTTATCCATATAATTACTACTTTAGTAATAAATATCAAAAGAAAGGAAAGATATTTATAGTATAATGAATACACAAAACATTCTCAAATATTGGGGTACCAAATTAGATTTGCAACTCGATTCATCAGAATATTATGATTATGAAATAGCAAAGACCGAGGTTGATTATGATGAATTGGTTTTGGATTTAGAAAATTCAATACCTTACACATCTTTAACTATTAATACTACAGGTTTAACAAATTCAGATTGTACAAGAGATACCATAAGTTTAGTTGAATATAATAATACTGTAAATGATACTGGATATACTTATTCAGCGATTACTTGGACTTTATCGTATTCAGCGTTTACTAGTACATTTTCTAATTCTGATATTATATTAAATAATGATGTGTATGAATTAAATTTTAGTGGTAACACACACTATTTGAAAATAGACGAATTTAATAACGCACTTTCAAACCCGTTTTCATTAAATCTTAGTGATTTTAAAACAGGTGTTACGGGATATTCTTATGCTTGTGTTCAAAAATTAGCAGATAACGATAATTGTTGCCCACAAGACCCCCAACTAAACGCGAAACCATGGGCGTATCAAATTAATCATGGGGGTGGTAATGACAATTGTTCATATAAAGTTAAGAGAAGAACAGAAAAGGGTTGGACCATTGATTTGGTACTTAATAGAGATGATAATCCATGGTCAAGTGGTAAAACAATTTACTATTTAGGTGTTAGGGGTGAAACGGAAAATACAAAGTACTCGGATAATAATCTTTCTTTTTCTTTTACAAACGACGGTAGGATTCAATGGAGAGCATCGAGATATTCGGGAATATGTTTAACTGATAGTGGGTACACTGAATCATATTATACGTCATCAGGACAAACACCGGTACTATGTACGAGTGGGACATCCGAAGATTTTAATATTACCATAACCTTTGAAAGAAATAAATATTTTACTGATTGTGGTATAGAAAACAATGGTGGTTGGAATGATTTAATTACAGGGAGAACATTAAACACTTCAATATCGGATTGGTTAACTGGTGCAACACCATCGTATGATGATGTAGAAATTTTAAACAAAAAATGGGCGGAAGAAAAAAATAGAAGGTTAGGGACATTAAAAATTTATCTAAATGGTAAAAAAATTTATAAATTAAATGATTGGGAAGAGGTAATACCTTCAACAAGGGGATATCAACCTATGATTCAATCTTGGGCTGGTGGAACTCAATATTCAGGAAGCCTACATAATTTGGGTATTTCTTGTTTTATTTTTAAAAGAATCCAATATTATGAGGAACCATTAAACTATGTTAGAGTTAATCATCATTATTTGGTTGACACTAAACCAAACTATAACATTGTAGAGTGTGATGAAGATTGCGTTGATTCTACAACGATTATTATAACGGCACCAGAAAATGATTTACAATATGAATATATATAATAAAATAATAATATAATGCCATCAGGAATAAGAATATCGAGTATTAATTTAAGTGGTAAAACCGCCACTGTAACTTTCTTGCCATATACAGGTGGTACATTTAATTTAGGTGAAAAAACTTTACCATTTGAATATAATTCAAGTTATCCATATGGTGTATATGAACTATATTTTGAATTGTATAATAAAACATATGAGGTAAATGCTTTGTTTCCGTCTCCTTCTATTACACCAACAATTACAAGAACACCTTCTATTACACCAACAATTACAAGAACACCTTCCATAACACCGTCCCCAACACCTAGTGGAATTATAGAAGATTTAGATTTTGATGGGTTTATTAACTCCGGTTCTATTGTCATAACGTACATAGTATCAATACCAAGTGCGGTTGATTTCGATGTTACTGTTGATTTTGTTCAAGAACTTCCTATAATAGGTGGTGGAAGACCTTTTTACATAAAGGGTAATATAATAATACCAAAAGGTTCTACTCAAGTTGGTGCAAAATATTCTTCGTCAGAAGAGTGGGCGGATTATAGTAAATTATCAGGTGTTAGTGTTTTAACGACAACAGTAACAACACCAGGGGGTTCTAATCGATACACGGTAAAAGAACTTATAAAATTTGGGGAGGAACCTCCTGACATTGGACCTATTCCTGATAATCAAATACCTGACCCAAATTCAATATCAATCACACCAACACCAAGTAGAACAATCACACCAACACCCACAAGAACAGTAACACCAAGTGTCACACCAACACCGAGTCAATTACCTTGTGTTTGTAACGGTCCTGTGGGTATTCCTTTTGCGAACACACCTGGAAACCCAATACCAATAACAATACGAGAAAGTATTGATGGTAACTCAACGGGTTTATACCGTTATTTTCAAGGATGGTTATCTAATTTAGTGGATGTTTGTGGTTATCCAAATGGAAATATAAGAGAAGTTTTCAACTACAGACCGAACACATTTTCTTCAGGTCAAGGTAGTATGTATAGAGTGGTAACGGATAGTTTTTATACTAAATCTTATTCGTACATGTTGGCAATTAAAACAGTACCAAGTGCTGTACATCTTACAATACCAAATTTTAAAATAACAATAGGTACAGGTGTTAAAGGTGATTGTTCTTTTGGGACATATGTTATTAATAATCCATCTTTTAATACGTGGTATGTTATTAGAGTAGATGTAAGAGACATTACTTTATATGGTAACGAAATTTGGGCACACGTGGTTCAAGAAGGTAATTCAAGTTATTATTTATGTACAAATCCAGGTAATGACTCATGTTGTTATGTAACCACATCCGGTGTTGATGTTGGTCAAAACGATTTACCATATAATCATCCCTGTCCGTGTTCTGTAACAAGTTGTCTTGATTTAGGTGTTGTTCCTCCATATCCTATAAATTTTTGGTGTCCAAATCCTTGGGACACGCCGATTTGTACTTTAACACCAACACCAACACCATCAAGAACAATTACACCAACCGTAACACCATCAAAAACACCAACACCAACACCATCCATCACACCAAGTATTACATCATCGGTAACACCATCAAAAACAATTACACCAACACCATCCATTACACCAAGTATTACTCTATCGGTAACACCAACATCCACCAATAGTTCAACACCATCTGTTACACCAAGTGTCACACCATCAGTAACACCAACATCTTCTATTACACCAACACCATCCATCACATCGAGTATTACTCCATCAGTAACACCAACATCTTCTATTACACCAACACCATCCATCACATCGAGCATTACTCCATCAGTAACACCAACACCATCTATTACACCAAGTATTACTTCATCAGTAACACCAACATCTTCTATTACACCAACACCAAGTATTACACCAAGTATTACTTCATCAGTAACACCAACATCTTCTATCACCCCAAGTGTAACTCCAACAAGAACAATCACACCAACACCAACTCCCTCACCACAATACGTCCCATATTTATTTTGTAATTGTCTTGACCCTTATAACAATTCGGGAATTGTTCCACCGTTAGAAGTTGGTGTAAGTGCTAATTTTACAATACAATCTGGTGTACAATATGGATTTATTCATACGGATGGTTATTGTTATTTTAACTGTGACCAATGGTCTGGATATACAATGACAAAAGATACATTAACGGTCAATCAATGTAGTACTCCATATTGTGTATCCTTACCATATCCTCAACCACCAAATCCTTAAATAAATTAAATGGATACTTTAAGAATCGTCTCAACAAACTACAACGGTCAATCGGCCGTAATTACGTTTTATCCCGACACGGGTGGGACAATTAATCTTGGTACTCAAGTTTTACCCTATGATTATGTTGCCCCATATTTTTATGGAACATATACTTTATTTTTTCCTTCTTTTGGTAGTACTTGTACATTATATGTTGAGGACTTATCGGGTAATTTCTTATTACAAGAAAATGGTGATTACATTTTCCAAGAAAACTATTATAAAATTAAAATAGAAACAGGTCCATCTCCGACCCCAACAGTGACACCTTCAACAAGTGTAACTCCATCGATAACACCATCTGTTACACCGTCTATTACCCCGAGTGTAACTCCATCGATAACACCATCTGTTACACCGTCTATTACCCCGAGTGTAACTCCATCGACAACACCGTCAAGTTTAATATCCAGTGATTTAACATTAAGATTGGATGCTAGTAATTCTACCTCATATCCTGGCACAGGTACAACTTGGTATGATTTAGCTGGAACACAACAAAATATAACACTTATAAATTCACCTAATTATACTTCAAGTTCGCCCGGTTATTTTACCTTTAATGGTAGTACACAGTATGGTACAGGCTCTCAAAATGTTATACCAACGACAGGTTATACAAAATCAGTGTGGTTTTATTTAAATTCTTATGCTGATAATAACTTACTGAGTAGTGCATTAGGTGGTCACTTTATGTTTTTTAATAGTACGAGCACCTTATATTGTGGACACGCCAATTGGCCGTCTTATACTGTATTTGGTTCATCGACAAGTTTTAATTTGAATACTTGGTATTGCGCAACACTTACATTTAATACTACTGATGGTATGAAACTTTATGTAAATGGTGTTCAAGATGCTGTTTATACTGCAAATTTATCCGTGAGAGGTGGAGACGGTTCAACAAATGTTGCCACATTTGGTGGTGGTAATTTATTAAACGGTAGAATAGGTAGAGTTTATACATATAGTAGGGCTCTCACCAGTGGTGAGGTATTAACTAATTTTAATGCCGACGCATCTTCGTTTGGTTACACACCATTACCTCCTACTCCTACTCCAACATCTACCCCAACTTTGACCCCCACAAACACGGTAACACCATCCGTTACACCGTCTATTACACCAAGTAGAACACCATCTGTTACTCCTACTAGTTCTGTAACTCCATCTATTACACCAAGTAGAACTCCATCTGTTACCCCAACAATTACCGCAACCCCAACCCCCACTCCAACACCTTCAAGACCCGCTTACACCTATTATAGGTGGCAGATTACCGAAAGTAAAACATCACCACCTAACGCAAATTGTGTACAGGCATCCGAATTTGTTTTTCAGATAGGTGGTGTAGACCAAAGTATGGTTGGTGTTACAGTGACTAACCCAAGTGGTAATAATCCTGTTGGTGAAACTCCACCGAATTTGGTAGATGGTAGTTTAACAACTAAAGCATTGGATTTAAATTTTGTAACGAACGGAAATGTGACTAATTTTATTTTTCAATTTAGTACCGCAAAAGCGTTTAATGGTTATAGATGGGGTACCGCGAATGACGAAGAAAGTAGGGACCCTAAATCATGGACGATTGCTGGTAGTAACAATGGAACAACTTGGACAACGTTACATACAGTATCAGGATTTAGTGCTACCACCACAAGAAACTCGTATCAAACAGCTCAAACGTATTAAAATATAAAAATAGATATTTATGAAATAAGATGGCTAATTTACCAATATCACAACTACCGGAAATTACAACAGGACTAACTCCAAATGCGGAGTTCGCGGTTGCACAAGGTGGTACCACATACAAAGTAAAAAAAACTTATTTAAAAGAAGGACTTTTCGCACAAACAAGTGACGGTACAACTGTGAGTGGTACGACATCTGAAACAACAATTATAGGTAGTGGTGTTGGGTCCTTATCAGTACCGGCGAGTGGATTTTCTGTTGGTGATTCTTTTAGATGTATCGTAAGTGGTGACTTGGGTGCAAATAATAATGATACTTTAACTTTAAGGGTAAAAACAGATTCAGTAGTATTGGGAACCACCGGTGCAATTAATCTACCTGGCGTAACCAATAAACACTTTAATTTTGACATTCATTTTACAATAAGAGAAATTGGGGGTACTGGTGTTGCATCAATAATATCCGTTGGTTTTTTTACATTCAACAAAGACGCATCCGCTGGTTTTGAAGGTGGTAGTTTTAGTACATTAAACAATACTACATTTGATACAACCATTTCAAATACATTAGATATAACCGCACAGTTTAGTTCAACTAATGCAGCTAATTTCATAAGAACCGAACTTTTAGTTTTAAGTAGAGAATATTAAATAAAATAAAACATGGAATTTTTTATAAGACAAGGAGCTTCGGAACCAATATTAAAAATGAGGCTTATCGATGACGGAAAAAACGATAAGTCGGGTTTTAACGATATGTTAGAAAGTTGCAATATTACTTTTGATATGTATGATGTTGAAACAGGTGAACCTGAAATATTAAATTCAAGTTGTCAAATTACCACAAGAGATAAAAAATATAATCAAACAACTGATGAGTATTATATTGTTCATCAATTTACGGAGTCTCAAACCGAAAAATTGGGAAAATACGAAGGTAAAATAACCATTCAATTTTTAGATACAAATTTAAATCCAACAACCAAACTAATATTACCGGTAAAGGAAAAACTTTACATTACAATATTTTGATTTTTAAATTTTGTTTCTTATATTTTAAATAAGACAAACTACAATGTTACATTGTAAGCTAATGTGTCAAACTAAAATTATAAGAAATGTCAAAAATAATTTCACAAGAGATAATCGAGAACTTTTTAAATGGTTCAGATTCAGAGCAGTACATTGTTGGAGTCGAATATGATTACCAAACAAACAAAATTTTTAAAATAATACAGGACCCCGAAAGAGGTAAAATTGTAAAATCAGACACATTAATACCATTTTTATGGGTTGGTGATTTGAGTGAACATAATTTTTATAGTGGAAATAAGTCACTTCAAAAAAGGAAGATGGCTGAGTTTGGTATTGTAATTGAAAAATTACAGACACATGGTAACGAAAGATTAGAAAACGGTCAGTGTTTTTTAGTAAAAAGTTTAAAAAATTACACGTCTTTAGTTTCATTTTTTAGATACGGAGGCATTGACCCTTGGAATGAAAAATTCAAACATTTATTTACAATATTGTCACCGGTTGAACAGTTTTTAGTTCAAAAGAAAAAAAGACTCTTTAAGGGTATTGACGATTATTCAGGTGTCTATCGTTTTGTTTTTGACATCGAGACAACGGGTCTTGAGCCTGAAAAAAATAGAATAATCCTTATTGGTGTTAAAGATAATCGTGGTTTTAAAAAAACCATATCGGCATTTGGTGATGATGGTGAAAAAAAATGTATAGAAGAATTTTTTGAAATAATAAAAGAATTAAAACCAACAATAATTGGTGGATATAACTCGGCTTCCTTTGATTTTCCATTTATTTTAAAAAGGGCAGAAATATTGGGTATAGATATTAAAGAGTGTACTTCAATTTTCACAAACGAAGGTATAAAACAAAAAGAAGGTCTATTAAAGTTAGCAAATGAAGTGGAACCCTATACCCAACATGTAATATGGGGTCACAATATTGTAGATATATCACACTCGGTTAGAAGAGCACAAGCGATTAATTCGGAAATTAAATCTTGGGGGTTGAAATACATTACCCAATACTTAGAAAAAGAAAAACCAAATCGTGTTTATGTTGAGGGTTCTATTATTTCTAAGATATATTTAGAAAACGATAGTTATTATATTAATCCGAAAACGGGTAAATACAAAAAAATTGGTGAACCGGGTACTGAGAACTTATTAGACAAGTATCCTGGTAAATATGAAATATGGCCGGGTCAAAGAATAGTTGAACAATATCTTGACGATGACTTGTACGAAACAATGATTGTTGATGATTCGTTTTCACAATCAACATTTTTGTTATCTAAACTGGTACCAACCACTTATGAAAGAATTGCAACTATGGGTACCGCCACTCTTTGGAAAATTATCATGTTGGCTTGGTCTTACGAAAATGGATTAGCAATCCCCTCTAAAGATGAAAAGAGAGCCATTACAGGGGGTCTATCAAGATTACTAAATGTGGGATACTCCAAAAATATTGTAAAATTTGACTATGCGTCCCTTTACCCATCAATTCAATTGGTTTACGATGTTTTTCCTGAATGTGATGTGATGGGTGTTCAGAAATCTATGTTAAAGTATTTCCGAAATATTCGTATTAAATACAAAAGACTTGCCGGTGAACTTGCCAAAACAAATCCTGTTGAAGCGGAGATGTACGACCGAAAACAATTACCGATTAAAATTTTTATTAACGCATATTTTGGTTCATTATCCGCCCCTCAAGTGTTTCCATGGGGTGATATGAATATGGGTGAAACAATCACCTGTACGGGTCGACAATGTCTTCGTATGATGATTATGTTTTTTGAGAAAAAGGGTTATGTTCCGTTGGTTATGGATACTGATGGTGTTAATTTTTCAACTCCTGAAGACATTGATACCCATATTTACATTGGTAAAGGTTTAAATGAATTGGTAGAAAAAGATAAAGAATATAAAGGAATTGAGGCGGACACCGCAGAATTCAATGATATCTTTATGAGAAACGAAATGGGTCTTGATATTGATTATACCGCACCTGCTTGTATTAATGTATCGAGAAAAAACTACATCATTAAACTCCTTAAAAAAGGAAAAGAGAAAATTAAATTAACGGGGAACACCATCAAATCTAAAAAACTACAACAATACATTGTAGAATTTTTAGATGAAGGTTTGAAACATTTACTAAATGGTGATGGGTTATCGTTTATTGAATTATATTACAAATATGCTGAAAACATTTATAATCAAAAGATACCTCTATCAAAAATTGCAAATAAATCAAGAGTAAAACAATCGGTTGAAGATTATAAAAAACATATTAAAAAAATAACAAAATCAGGTTCTTTGATGTCTCGTCAGGCTCACATGGAATTAGTTATTCAAAATAATTATCCCGCCGGTTTAGGTGAAACGATATACTACATTAATAATGGTAAAAAGAAATCTGATGGTGATGTTCAAAAAATAACAAAACCAACTAAAAAACAACAAGAAGAATATTTTCAAAAACATGGAGAACAAATACCATCTGATTATTTGGAGATAAATTGTTACATGATTTCAGAGAAGGAATTGAGTAATAATCCCGAAATGACAGGTGATTATAATGTTGCCAGATATTTGAATAATTTTAATAAAAGAATTGAACCACTACTGGTTGTTTTTAACCCTGAAATTCGTCATGATATTTTAATCGAAAATCCCGAGAAAAGACAATATTTTACTAGAGCACAATGTCAATTGGTTAGTGGATATCCATTGAAAGAAGATGGTCAAGATAAATATGAAGAAGTGATGACATTATCAGACAGTGAAGTATTGTTTTGGAATAGAGTTAATAGAGACCCGTTCTTTATGTATGTAGAAGATAGTTTAGAACTTGTAAATCCACATTGGGTTGAATTAAATAGAAGAGTCGTAAATTTAGAATCCGAAAGTATTAAGAACAATGAGGACGAATATATCGAAAATAACGGAAACGATTTCGCATTCCACGCGGTGGAATCTTAAATTACGTTATATGGTGATTGGAAAGGTCTATATTTAAGAGCCTTGTTTAAATTTTCAGCTTCTGCTCCCTTTCGCTCCAACAATTTATCTGGTCTAAGTCTTTCTAAACGATTCATTAATTCTTCAATTAGTTTTAATTTTTCGTCTTTACCTTCGGTTAACAATGTACTATAGTCTAATTTTATTGTACTATCAGGTACTTGTAAATCACCTGAAAATTTACCCCATATTCTACCTAATCCTTCTTTTGAATAGGCGATAAGATACTTTCTAACCCAATTTTGTGCGGGTTTATTTAACATATCCCATGTTAATTCTTCAACCTCCACATCTGATGGTAATTTAACGATACCACTGTTTTTATCTAAACAAGTATCACTTGATGTGGTATCATAGTACCAATACCAAACTCTACTTCTATTATTTTGTATTGAACCAAAATCGAATCTACCACCAGGCACATTTGATAAATGAACTATTTTGGTTCCATTTGGACCCGCAGTTATTCGATATGTGAGTTCGCCACCTATAAGTCTGTTTTTTAAATTTCTGTCTTGCATTCTCAATAAAAGGTCATATGCTGGTAATAAGAAATATGACCCCGATGCGCCTTGTTGAGCAAAACCACCGACACCCCCAAAAGCAACGCCACCTAAACCACCAAATCCACCCAAAAACGGGTCAACAATGGAATCGGTCAGTTCGGCTCTTGTAAACCATAGTAATTCGTTTATTTCTCTACCAGCGGGAATTACATACGTTTGAGTGTTAGCTGACAATGTTATATAATCTTTTTTCAATTCACTATCACCACCGGCTTGTAATCCAACAATCTTAGAGTACGAGTGACTATATTGTGTTTCATAATCCAAACTTCTTGTTGTGAATGCTCTTGTTAGGGATTGTGTATCCACATCTAATCCAACTAATGCCGACCATTGAGATTCGATTAACCAATCATTAACGTACTGTTCATACTCTGATACCGATAACTCTAAAAAGGTGTCCATTTGTTCTTCGGTTAATTCGACACCTCTAACAGGTAAACCTAATAAATGAAAAACTTGTGTATATAGTTTTTGTTTTTCGGTATTTGAAATTATTGTTATACTCATGAATTTACTTTATTTATAAATACTCGTATATTCAGTACACTATGTCTAACAATAATATATTTAATTCTAAAATATTTTATGAGTTTTTTCTTTTTTGTACAAAAAGAAACATTGATTTTGTTTTAGAAATTAGTGAAAAAAGTAAAATAAAATATAATTCTAATGAAAATAAACTCACTGCGAGTTTATCAAAAAAAGATGATGAATTCAAACCGCAAATGATTTACAGTGTTTGGAATAAAATTATTGATAATAATATTGTGGATATGGATGAAAAAGAAAAAATAAAAAAAGAATTAAATGATTTGTTTAAGAAGTGATTGGGCGAAATTTTCACTAAAATCACCGTCACCCATAACTTGGTCGATTATATTTTTCTTTTTTTGTAAAATATTGTAAACAATTTTTTCTATTGTATTTTCAAAAATTGGATAATAAACTACTACGTTTTTTTTCTGACCATATCTAAATGCCCTATCTTCCGCCTGACTGTGATGTGCGGGAACGAAAGATAAATCGTTCATGATAACAACTTCGGCTTCTGTTAGGGTAATACCAACACCACCAGCAACAATATTTGATATGAAAATTTTTATTTTATCTTCGGTTTGAAATCTATCAACAGATTTTTGTCTTTTTTCTTTAGACATTCTACCATCTAAGACAACTGAATTTTTTTTATATTTTTCATGTAACATATCTAAAGCCATTGTAAAATTTGTAAAAACAATAACTTTTTTTCCTTGTTCCAAGCATCTATCAATTATCTCACAAGTGTAATCAACTTTTTGTTCTGAAATTATTTTTCTAATTTTCATTAATCTGTTAATTGTAACAGATAATGATTCTTTATTTTTATTTTCTTGAGCAATTTGAATAAATTCTTCCAATCCGCTATCATACTCGGTACTTGATAGAGTTAAAAATACAGGACTAATAATTTTATCGGGTAAGTCCAACACATCTGTTTTTAATCTTCGTAAGATGGTATTTTTTGTTTTTAATCTTAGTTCCTCTAAATTTGTTGCTCCACCTGTATTCCAAATTTTTCTACCGTTTACTGTAAACTGATATCCACCACAATACCTTCTAACATATGAAGACCAATCTAAAGTCACATTTGAATTTACAATTCTTAATAGGTTAAAATAATTTATCGGTCTCGATGTCATAGGTGTACCTGTAAGTAACCAAACTTTAGGTATCTTTGATAAGATATCATTTATTAACTTTGTTCTTTGTGCTGTTGTATTTGAAATGTAATGAGCTTCATCAACTATTGCTAAGTCAAAATTAGTAGATGAAATTTGTGTGTTTTTTTCTTCACCAATTTCGGGTTCACCAATTGTGTGATAATTTTTTATAATGTCATAGTTTATTATGTAAAAATCAAATGTTGAACCCCATTTACCTCCTTCCACAATTAGAGTTTTTTTGTTTGAATAAATTTCAATTTCTCTTTGCCAATTTATTTTTAAAGAGGCCGGACATATTATAAGAATTTTTTTTGATTGACTTTCTAATGAAGCAATTATTGTTGATGTGGTATTATGTGTAACAATACAATGTTCCGTAACATATAACTTATCAGGTGAGTCTACTGAGATACATGTACATTCGTACTCATCATGTTTTTCAATATTTGAAATGTATCTACCTGTTGGGTATTTTTTTGGTTCAATATATCTTTCTACCTTTCTTTTTAACCTAAAAGGATTAATTCCCGGTGGTAATTTTATATTTACTCTATAAGAGATTCTACATTCAACACGTTTACCATCTTTTTTATAAAAACTTTTTCTACTTTTTTTTCTAGCAATACCACCTAACGTTTGTACGATTTCACAAACGTCATCACATAATTTTTCTGATACTGTTGAATATTCTGTTCCATGAAATTTTCCTTTTTTTGATAACATACAATGTCCATCAGTATCCATTAAACCTTGTAATATTGCTAACCGATTTTCAACCGATGTATATTTGTATATATCAGGTATGAATTTGTTGTGAGAACGAGTATCTGATAATTTTAATAAAGTGTGTTTATTTTTTAAATTTTTATATCCTTTCCTTTTATTATCTACACATTTATTTTCCGTCATTTCAAAATTAGAAAATAATTCATTGTAATCATCTTTATGTACATTAAAAATTACACCACATTTTGTGAAATGACCATCACCTAAACATAAACCAAGAAAATATGGGTCAATTGGTAATTCGTGATTATTTTCAAATTGGATTGGTTCTACTATCGGTATTTGCCATTTATTATTACCATTTGGTGATTTGTAATATGTCTCAATTTCATAATTTTTGTCTTTATTATACCCGTCACCTTTTATTATAATCTCACCCCCTTCATACATTTGTTTAGTGGATAGTACCAATGTTTTTTTTCTTCTTTCATTTTTTCTATTTTTACCATAATTTGGTGAAGATACCGACCACAGATGTTCATCACCACATAAAACAGAATAACCATCATTAAAGGTGATTTTATATGTTTCTTTTTTTCCTTGAGGAAAAACACCAATAACATTACATGATTTACCATTACTTCCAATAACTTCATCACCAATTTTTAAATCACCTATTTTTTTTCTACCAAATGGTGTAAAAACCCTATTATTATTGGGTTCCATTTTACCCAAACCCATATCATCTGCTAATATAAATCTATCATTCGATAGTAATTTTTCAATAGCTATTTTTTGATGAGGTAATGGTGGTCTATTATCATATGGGGAATAATCTATTTCTCTATTTAATTTTTTTTCTTCTTGTATAATTGCGGATTTTGGAATCCACATCGCATGATTTTTTTGGTTTTCATAAATCTTACCCCATATATGGTACGCCTTATCTGTTTCACACAATAATTTTTCACACCATATTTTTTCGGGAACAAAATCTAATTCCCTTGTTTCTTTTAATTTTTCTCCAAAGTTCTCAACTATAACAATATTTTTTCTTGCTACTTTAGGTACAACTTCATGATATTTGATAACATATTCAGATTGAGGTCTTGTTAATTTAAAACTTTTATTTGTTTCAAATTTTTTTTTCCAATCGAGCATTTGGTTATTGTAACCCTCGTAGGTCTCTAAAATATTTTTTGCAACAATTTCCGGTACTTTATCAAGCATCTTTAATAAATAATAATAAATAAGATTGATAATATAAACTATTTATTATATATGAAAAACAAATTACCCATTACGAGAATTTCAAAATTTTTTTCCCAAACAGATATGGATTTAAATGTTCAATTGGGTGAAGAGTATCTACACGGTGATTTAGGTATGAGATTGGTTCTTTTTAGAGTTGATAGACAAAAAACGGATACCGATAACGTATATGGTGAAGTGGGTAAAGATGGAATAAAATTTTACCCACCTGTTGAATTTTATGGTTTGGTAAAAATAGAAGAACCAAAAAACAATAGTTATACAAAAGGAGTAAACAGATATTTGGAACCGGGAAATATGTCGGTATCTGTCTATTTAAAACATTTAGAAGAAATGCAGATAGATATCAAATATGGTGACTTTATTGGGTATCCTGAATCTGAAGAAAAAATTAGATACTATACTGTTACAAATGATGGTAAAGTTGTATCAGACAATAAACATAATATGTTTGGTTTTAAACCATATTATAGAACTATTCTTTGCGTACCAGCACAAGAATTTGAATTTAGAGGAATTTAATTATGGGATTACCTAAAAGAAAAACAGATATAAAAGTTTTTGGTGTTAGTCAAAATACAGACAATGCCGTTATTGGTAGAAGAAAAGAATTGTTAGAAGAAATAACAAAATCAGATACTTTTTTACCTGATTCAATTATGCATGATGACATGGATTTGGGTATGCTTGAATTTGTAAAACAGAATTTTAAAATAATGTCTGATGGTGAAGAGTTACCTATAATACCAAAAATACTAACGATTCAAAGATGGTCAGAATTTAAAAATAATTGGAACTTTTCAGATGAAGATGGTAATATAAAATTACCATTTATTGCGGTTGTCAGAAAACCTGATGTTCAATTGGGTACTAATCCATCAATTCAAAGAACCATACCCGATAGGAGAGATTTTTTCTATGCCTCGGTACCAACTTGGGATGGGAATCAAATGGGTGCCGATGTGTATAAAATACCTCAACCTGTACCTGTTGACATTGGATTTGATGTAACAATTGTTTGTACAAAATTTAGAGATATTAACACTTTCAATAAAAAAGTTTTACAAAAATTTTCATCAAGACAAGCCTATACTAAAATTAAAGGACATTATATACCAATAATTTTAGATAGAATAGAAAACGATAACACCGCAATGGATACAATGGATGGTAGAAGATTCTATGTTCAAAATTATTCTTTTACGATGTTAGGGTTTTTGATTGATGAAGAAGAGTTTGAAGTTTCACCAGCGATTTCAAGAGCAATATTGATGACTGAAGTTGATAGTAGAAAATTAAAAAGTAGTAATAAAAGTAATTTAATAACTTTAAATTCTTCATATAGTAGTGGTTCAGTTATTGCCACTTATACCGCAACCTCACAATATAAAGTAGATAAAACAATAGAGATTGTTTTTAATGATGTAATTAACACTATAACAGGTGATTCAATAAATCAAACCGTAAGATTGTTTATTGACACAAATCAAACATCGGGAACAACACAATACACAATTAATGAAAATTATTCAAATATTACAGGTAATAATACATTTTCAGGGGTTACCATTAATTCAATTGGTAAATCAAAGTATTCATATTCATATGAACTAACTTAATCCCCATAAATGTCTCTTTTTTGTTGTTGTATTTGTTTTGTGTTATTTTTACAAATTTCTTCAATACTTTTTTGAATTACTTTGTGAATTTTTAATCCGTTAATTTCACAATATTCTTTCAGTATTTTGTGATGATATTCACTTATTTTTATATTTTTAGAAGTGTTATCTTTCATAAAGATAAATATAGATAAAAAAAGATAAATTTATATATATAACTATTTTTTTTTATAAAATAAAGGGAATCTTTGGTAAATGTGATAATATTTATTATAAAAAGAAATAAAATAATATAACCAAACAATATAAAAATGGCAAATTCAAATAGAGTTTTTGTATCTCCTGGTGTATACACATCAGAAAAAGATTTAACTTTTGTAGCTCAAAGTGTGGGTGTAAGTACACTTGGTTTAGTAGGTGAGACCTTAAAAGGTCCTGCATTTGAGCCGATTTTAATAACTGATTTCGACGAGTTTAAGTCCTATTTTGGAACAACGTCTCCACTTAAAGATGGGAATGGTAACCCAAAATTTGAATTGCCATATTTTGCTAAATCATACTTAGAAGAATCAAACCAATTATTTGTTACAAGGATATTAGGTTTAACAGGATATATGCCAAGTAAAAGTTTTGGAATACAAACTATTGGTGGTGTTACTTTGGGAACTTTAAGTGGAACAACATCTGGTTTAACCATGTCCGCAACTACCAGTACAATTACAGGTAGTACAATATATTCGGAATTGTCCGATAAAATTTCAGTAGATGGAAATTACATTACCGATTACATTGTATCTAATTTTAGTGGTAATACTTCTTCAAACCATGGTCAATGGTTTGTTATGGGAAATGTACCATCTTCAGGTACAACATCATTAACCACCTCTTTGGAGGAAGTTTCTCCTTTGACAGGTTTAGATAACGCAAACAATAACAATAATAAAGAGTGGTATAATGTTTTAGTTGACACAGGTAACACCAAAGTTTATTCATACTTATTTGTTTACAATAGTGGTACTTCAAGGTTTGATGTAACAAGATATACCTATAACGCAACTTTGAATAGTGACTACGATGGAAAGATAATTTTATCTTTTAGACCGAGAGGTTCGTATGTTGGACAAACATTGAATCTTGAAGTAACTACCGATTCCAATTTTAATATCAGCGGTACTGGTTTAACATCAAATCCTTTATCTGAGTTTACTGTAAATGTAACAGGTGCAACAAGTGGAGCAAAATCTTTTACATGTAGTATGGACAGTACTTCATCAAAATACGTAACCAAAGTATTTGGTACAGACGTTTATGATAGATTAAAAGGTGATGTTCCAATTTATGTTTTCGAGTCATACCCTAACTATCTTTTAGAGGCCTACAAACAAGGTTATATCAGAGGTTTAAGTTTAACAGAAATCTATGAAAGTGAAACAAATTCTTTTAGAACAAAATGGGACACACCTGTTTCTCCAACAATTGTTTCAGAAGTTCGTGGTGGTGAAGTTGTTGATTTATTTGACATAATCACTATTTCAGATGGAGACAGTGCTAATTTTGAAGTAAAAATATCGATAATAAACATTAACATTGAAACAGGTGAATTTGATTTGATTGTTAGGGATTTTAATGATACCGATGATAACATTGTTGTACTTGAAAAATTCTCAAGATGTTCAATGAATCCAGATTTACCTGGATACGTTGCAAGAAAGATTGGAACCTCCGATGGAGAATATGAATTACGTTCAAGATATATTATGTTATCGATGAGTAATAGTGCACCATCGGACGCATATCCTGCAGGATTTAAAGGGTTCGTATCAAATAGTACGTTCGATTCAAAAACTTTGGGTTCTGTTATGTACAAAACGGAGTTCTACGATGCTGGTGATATTATGGGTTATGAATCAGATGGTACTCCTATTTTATCTTCAGGTGATAAACTAAGAAGAACATATTTCGGTTTAGGTAATCAAGTTAGTCAAGTTACATTTGATAGAGATTTATTTAAATTTAAAGGAATAAATGCAACTTCATCAACTGAAGGATTTCACTTATCAACAAACGCTTCAACTTTGACAGGTACGACGTATTTAACAACATCATACGATTTAGAAGGTCAAACAGATGCAACAAACAATAAATTAACAAATATTAACTATAGAAAGTTTACATTGGCTGTATGTGGTGGATTTGATGGTTGGGACATTTACAGAAATGTAAGAACATATGGTGATAGTTATATCTTTGGTAAACCAACATATGTAAGTGGTAATACTTCAAATGGAGGTGTGTTTAGTACTATTTCAGGTAATTCTGATTATTACTCATACATACAAGGTATTGACACTTTTTCAAATCCCGAAGCGGTTGATATCAATATATTTGCAACACCAGGTATAAACTTTTTTGACCACAGTTCATTGACAGCTTACGCAATTGAAATGGTTGAAGAAGATAGAGCAGACTCTTTATACGTAATATCAAGTCCAAATCAAACAACAACTGATGAAATTATTGATTCATTGGATTTAGTATCAATTGATAGTAACTATTCGTCAACATATTGGCCGTGGATTCAAGTGAGAGATGTGGATAATGCAACACAATTGTTTTTACCACCAACAGGTGAAGTATTGAGGAACATTGCGTTAACTGATAATGTTTCATTCCCATGGTTCGCGGTTGCTGGTTATTCAAGAGGTTTGGTTAATTCAATCAAAGCATACAAAAAATTAACATTGGATGAAAGAGACGATTTGTATAAGAATAGAATCAACCCAATTGCGACTTTTGCTGATACAGGTACCATAATTTGGGGTAACAAAACTCTACAAGTTAGAGAATCTGCTTTGGATAGAATGAACGTAAGACGACTTTTATTGAGAGCAAGAAAATTAATATCAGCAGTTGCGGTTAGACTTTTATTTGAACAAAATGATGAACAAGTTCGTAATGAGTTCTTAAGATTAGTTAATCCAATATTGGAATCAATAAAAAGAGAAAGAGGTGTCTATGAATTCAGAGTAACAGTATCGAATGACCCGGAGGATATAGATGCAAATACTTTGAGAGGTAAAATCTATATCAAACCAACTCGTTCATTGGAGTTTATTGATGTGGAATTCATAATTACACCTACAGGCGCTTCTTTTGAAAATATTTAAAAAATTACCCAGTATATTACACCAGTATATAAAACTAGTAGATAATAAATGTTAAATAAACTAGAAATAATAAAAACTAGATAATAAAAACTAGAAATAATAAATACTAGTATATACTGGGCTAATAAAAGATAAATAAAAAAAAAGAAAAAACCAAGTAATTATAAAAAAAAATTTTAATAAACAGAGTATTTATAATAAAGAATAATAAAAATAAAGAAAAAAAATGGCAGATTTATTAATGAAAATGCCGGTTCCATACGAACCGAAACGTCAAAATAGATTCATTTTGAGGTTCCCATCTTCATTGGGAATTAATGAATGGTATGTATCATCCGCAGCTAGACCTTCGGCAAAAATAAACTCGGTAGCAATACCATTTTTAAATACTTCAACGTATGTTGCTGGTAGATTTGAATGGGCTGAAATGAGAGTAACTTTTAGAGACCCAATTGGTCCATCGGCAGCACAGGCTTTAATGGAATGGTTTAGATTGCATGCAGAATCTGTTACAGGTAGAATGGGTTATGCTGCTGGTTATAAGAAAGATATTGAACTAGAAATGTTAGACCCGACGGGTGTAGTTGTTGAGAAATGGATTATGCAAGGTACGTTCATCACCGATTTAAACTTCAATGAATTGGATTATTCAAGAGATGAAATTGCAACAATTACTTGCTCTTTACGACCAGATAGATGTATTTTGGTGTACTAATTTAAAAAAAATAATTTTATCAATAGAAAGGGTCTTCTCAAAAGGAAGACCTTTACTTTTTTATATAGTTTTGTATTTTATAATAGTTATAGTTAAAAGATAAATTTATGAATGACATATTTAAATTTGAACCAATCGAACCACTAATTGAAAATAGATATATAATCAACGTAATTGGTGTATATGTTCCTCAATTTCTTTTTAGGAAATATAAAATTTATAACGAAGGTGATGATTTAATTTTTACCACCGAATTTTATGAGACAGTAAACTATATTTTTAACCCAAAAGATTTTTTTGATATTACTGGTGTTAAAATAGATTATCTTTCACCTATTGGTGAAATAATAAGTTCATTAGAATTTAAAATAAAAGGTTCAAATTTTGAAAAAGAACAATCTTATTCAAATAGTGAATTACAAACAAATAAATTTAAATTCATTATGGATAAAGAATCGACACTATTAACATTTAAATCAAACGAAGAAAATAAATAAAATGGAAGAATTTAAAATTGACCCCAACATTGCTTATGATGTTGTTGAATTACCTTCAAGAGGTATTTTTTATAAAAATAAAAAAAAATCAGTAAGAGTTGCATATTTAACCGCTGCAGATGAAAATATATTATCTTCATCAAACTTAATCCAAAACAATACTGTTATTGATGAGTTGTTAAAAAGAAAAATAATCGATAAAGATATTGAATTAGATGATTTAGTGGATGAGGATAGAATGGCGGTTTTAATATTTTTAAGAAACACCGCTTTTGGTTCTGAATACAGTTATAAAATAACTGACGGAAAAACAGGTAAAGAATTCGATGTTACTTTTGATTTAAGTGAGTTGTCGTTTAAAGATTTTAATCTCGAACCAAATGAAAACGGTGAATTTAAATATACCACCAACGTTTCAAAAATTGATATCACTTTTAAATTTTTAACAAAAAAACAAGAAAAAGAAATTGAACAAATTGAAAAAAGTTGGAATGGAGTTGGTGTACCACCAATTGTCACAAAACAACTTGAATTTATGATTAAATCGGTGGCTGGTAATAAAGACCCAATGAACATTAGAAATTTCATTGAAAATCTACCAATTAAAGATTCTCAAGACTTTAGAAAATATGTTAGAGAGAATAGACCCGCAATTGACCTAAAAAAAGAAGTAATGACCCCATCAGGAGAGAATATCCAAATTGTTATTGGATTTGGGGTCGAATTTTTTCGCCCTTTCTACGGACTATAGAAAGTCTCAATTAGACGAAATATTATATCTAATAAGAAGAGGATTCTCCTACGGGGATATTCTTTCAATGCCAATATCGATTAGACGATATTATGTTAACTATATTCAGGAATTGGAAAATAAATAAAATTGATATTTATATGTAAACAATTTTATGAGGAATCTTGGAGATTTTAGAAGATTAGCCAATCAAAGCGGAGGTAATCTTCAAATATATATAAGTGCGTGTGGGGCAATTGACCCGTCCGAGTCAACCGCATTTCTACAAGCTTGGAATGAATATACATCATCACAAAATAAAGTAAACACACCGTCTCAATCATCATCGGGTTCTGTTGATATTGAACCTTTAAAAAAAATACAAAATTTAAGTCAAAGCGTCCAATCGTATAAAGTACAAGATTCAGAAATGATTCAAGCGTCTGAAATCATTGACGGTGTACAATCATTAATAAGTGGAACATTTGGTGACGGTGGTCTTTTTGGAAAAGGTAATTTTGGTGAGAATTTAAAAAATGTGGGTTCAAATTTTCTTAAATCCATGTTAACTGAGGTGACATCAAAGGGTGCGGAAATACTAACACAAGAAAGGGATTTACACAATCAGATAAACTCAAAAATTGGTATTTCAGGAGAACTGTCTAGAAGGTTAAGAACCGAAATTGTGGAAACTTTACCTCAAATGATATCTATGGGTTATGGATTTGAGGATGTTAAGGATACAATTACGGGAATGATAGAAGAACAGGGTAAATTTACTTTATATAATAGAGAAGTAATTGGAGACATGGCTGTAACATCAAGAGCATTTGTTGGTGATTTAGATACTCTTGGGAAGATGATTGGAACATACGAAAAAACGGGTTTTGGTGCAGCAGATGCCTTAGACAAAATAAATCAAGCTGGTACAAGCTCAATTAGTTTAGGTTTAAATGCAAGAAAAGTTGTTTCAGAAATTGAAACAAACATGAAAAATTTAAACCAATACGGTTTTAAAAATGGATTTGATGGATTAACAAGAATGGTTCAAAAATCTATTGAATTTAAAATGAGTATGCAAAACGTGTTTACTTTAGCCGAAAAACTATTTGACCCTGACCAAGCAATTGGATTATCCGCGAATTTACAGGCAATAGGTGGGGCTATCGGAGACTTTAACGACCCTTTAAAACTGATGTATATGGCAACAAACGATGCTGGTGGATTACAAGAAGCAATGATTGGTGTTGCAGGTTCTTTAGCAACATATAATTCAGAATTGGGTAAATTTGAAATCACCGGTGTTAATTTAAGAAAAGCAAGGGCATTAGCTGGTGAATTAGGCATGAGTATGGACGAATTATCAACCACCGCGATAAAAGCGGCTGAAAGAACATCAGCATCTGCAGATTTATTGGCAGGAGGATTTAATCTTGACGAAAAACAACAAGAGTTTATTACGAACTTATCGAGAATGGAGGGTGGTAAAATGGTTATCGACGTTCCACAGGGATTATTTGGACAATTTGGTAACCAAACAAGAGTTGCTTTGGATGAATTAAATAGAGAACAAGTACAAGTTTTATTGAATAATCAAGAAGTATTCGAAAAAATGAGTGCCAAAGATATTGCGTTAGAACAATATACTGAAATGCAAAAAATAGGTCTTAATGTTTCAGAAATAGTTACAATGATGAAAGTTGATTTTGCTAGTGGTGTTCGAGGTGGTCTTTCAAAAGTGGATGAATATTTAAAAAATGCTAATGAAATTTTAAATGAAACAAAAAGTGGTCAAAATGAGATAGGTCAACTTTTAACGGGTAAAAAGGGAGAACTTAAGAGTTCAGGACAAAAATTTGCAGAAGATTTTTTTACAACAAAAAAAGTGGAAGATGCCATTATTAGACCAAATCAAAAAGATATTATTATTCCAAGTATAAACGACACGATTTACGCAATAGATGAAACCAAAAACAGAGGCGGTAACGTTGTTGGTGAAAATAAAAAATTAGAAATTTCAATTAATAGTAATGTCAATGCAGATGCAATAAGAAACGAAATTATGAATCAAATAGCGATGACATCAGATTATAGAGAATATATTGGAACATTTAGTTAAAAAAATCAAAAAATATCTATTTATATAATAGATGCCAACATACTTAGATTTTAATAACACCAAGGTTTTTAGAGATTATTTAATTTCAAAAACTTTAAATAGACCGAACGGACCACAAACGTTTACGGATACCAATTATGTTGTTCAAAATTTAAATAATTTTGCAAATGTTGACCCCGGTGATGTAAAAACAAATTGGTCGGTATTTTTTGCAAATACTTTTGGTCAAAATTTATACAGAGCACCTGATAATACAATAGAAGAATATACCGATACAACGCTACCAATGTTGGCTTGGATTAATAATGGAGATATATCTGACGGTTATCTTGATTCGTTTACGATGACACAATCCCCCAATTTAATTGGAATAATGGGTGGTCAAAATTTTGAAAACGATTCAAGATTAATGAAATTCGCGACTCAAAATATTCGAGAAAATAAATTAGGTCCCGTTTTCGCAAGAATACAACAAAACTTAACATCCGCAACTTTAGGTAGGGTTAGATTAATCGATGCGTTGGAAGGTAACACTGCTACTGCGATAAATCTCGTTACAGGTAGAGAACCTTTAGTTCAAAAAAACTATAAAATTACTGTTGATAAAACTTTAATAGGTAAGGGTGTTGATTTCCTTCAAACAGTTGCCGGACTTGAATTTCCATTTAGTGAAATACCTGGTGATTATTTAACAAACCCAAGAAATCCAATTGAAAATAGACCAACACCAAGAACAGAGACCGGTGCCATTTTACAAGATGTTACGGGTGTTTTAGGAAGTTTAATTGGGATAGAAAGAAGACCAAAATTGGGGAGGAAACCTTCCGATTTATTTGTTGAATACATGGGGGAAGGACAAAGACAAACACTATATGACCAACTGTCATATTCAAAATACGCCCCAAATTATACAACCACCGCCCGTTCACAACAATCATCAAAATTATTTAATTTTACTGATAGGGTTGGTGCCGGTGTAAGAAATTTATTAGGTTTAGAAGCACCAAAAGGGGTTGCGTATATTGGTGATGATAGAGGTGAGGACGTTAAATATACAATGTCAGATTTTAATGACAGAGTTGTAAAAAGTAGTTACTATTTAAGTTTAATGTTTGACCCTGTTCAAGCAAATTTATTTGAAAAACAAAGAAATATAACTCAGGGTGGTCAAATTAGTGGTAAATTAACATGGATAAGTAAAAACTCTCAAAATAAAATTGGGTTATATAATAATGAATTTCAATCACAAGAGGCTAATGGATATAACGATTCAAAGTCAACGAACTACGATTTTAGAGAAGATTCTATTCTTGGTTTAACACAAGAAATTTTGAATTCAATGCCTAAAGACGGTATTGCATCGAGAACGCACGTCGGTAACGTTATTGACCAAACAAGTAGAATTTTCAAAGAAGGGGACTCAATGTTATCTAGAGGTTCGGCAATAAAATTTGTCGATAAATTTAATCAAGAAACAGGAGCAGAATATTGTAGAGTATGGACAAAAGATAGGTCATACATGAATTACACCGACACAATGAAAAAAACGGCAAACCTTAGAAAATTTGACGATAGTGTTATGGGTGGTGACAGTAGACCATGGAACATTAATATCGCACCAATGTCTAGTGGTAATTATGACTCAACGGGAAATAATTCATTTGGGGCAAAAAATTCAACAAATATATTTCAAGGACCACCTGGTGATGGGTTTTATGCTAAAAAATATATGTTTTCAATTGAAAACTTGGCATGGAAAACTTCAAACACAATGGGGTTCACATATAACGATTTACCATATTGTGAAAGAGGTAACAATGGAGGTAGGGTTATGTGGTTTCCTCCTTATGATTTGAAAGTAAATGAGAATAATGCGGCTAGATGGCAAGACAATACCTTTTTAGGTAGACCTGAACCAATTTACACATATCAAGACACAAGTAGAACGGGGACAATAAGTTTTAAAGTCATTGTTGACCATCCAAGTATTTTAAATTTGTTGGTCAGAGAACACTTTAAAGGGATGAGCGACGATGAAGCAGAAAACTACATTAATGCGTTTTTTGCTGGTTGTGAAGAATTAGATTTTTATGATTTAGTTAGAAGATACACACAATTAGATTCTAACGATATAAAACTATTACAAAATTTTTTAGACAAAGGAAAAGACCCCGAATTTATTCAACAATATAAAGTAACAACAGAACCGCCGGTTGTAGAAACACCGGTAACACCTACTGTTAAAGATGAATGTGGTCCACCAACTCAAAAAACTTTCAATTTAAAATTTGATAATGATAGGCCCGACCCAAATAGCAAATCATTAGAAACATCACGAAATTATTCAGAATTATATAATTCTTATATACCAACAAGAAAAACAACATATATTAATCAGTTAGATACTCTTATCAAACAATTAACAGGATTTTCACAAAACGATGTTCAAGTTAAAAAAGAAAAAAGTTATATTTTTGGTAATGAAAATGTAACAATTACTCAATCTTTAATCGATGAGCAAAAAACAAAAATCGGAGACTATTTCGATAAAGCGACTTCGGGATATTCCGATTACCAATCTTCTCTTAATGAATTAAAATCAAAACTATCTGGTAAAACAGCAGAAGACATTCGTATTAAAATTTCATCTTCAGCATCTTCTTCGGCTTCCTCTGACTATAACGAAAGATTAGCGATTAGGAGAAGTCATAGTGTTTTACAAGATATATTTGATACTATATCGAATGGAGGAAAAAAACCAAATATGATATGGATAAGTGATTTAACACCAACAAATAAAAATCTTGGGGATAATGATAAATTAATTATCGAAAGAGGAAAACCAATTGAGATAATAAAAGAATATAAAATCAAAGACTTTGGATATGATTATGATGGTAAAATTATTGTTGAATCAGTTAATTACGGTGAAAATTTTACTGGTGGACAACCCGAAACAAACTGTATAGGTAAAGATTTTATAAAAGTTAGAGAACTTGGTACATATTCACCAATATCATTTTATTGTAGACAAACGACATTCGAATTGAAATATGAAAATCGTTCAAGAACCGAACAACCGGCATCTCAACCAAAAAATAATCCAACTAATCCAGTTACGACAGTAGAACCAAATGGTAAAATACCAATTTCACAACCATCCAAAAAACCACCAATTGACCCAATAAAAAGAGTCATTGCAAAAACTCTTTCAGAATGTTTTTATTTTAAAAAATTAGAAGAAACCGACCCCATATCTTTTAAGTCCCTTAAAGACAAATTAAAATATTTCCACCCTGCTTTTCACTCGATGACACCTGAAGGTTTAAATAGTAGGTTAACATTTTTATTACAGTGTGTTAGACCTGGTGACACAATACCGATAAAAGGTATATCTGAAGATTCAGATTTAAACGCAAGAAACACATCTTTTGGTCCACCACCAATTTGTGTAATTAGAATCGGTGATTTTTATCACTCAAAAGTAGTAATAAGAGATGTTCAAATTAGTTACGATGATGGTGGACAAATACTTTGGGATTTAAATCCCGAAGGTATCGGTATTCAACCGATGGTTGCAAGTGTTACGTTACAAGTTTCATTCATTGGTGGTCATGGGTTATCTAAACCCGTTGAAAGACTTCAAAACGCGTTATCGTCTAATTTCTTTGCGAATACCGAAATGTACGATGAAAGGTCAATTTCAACAAATGAAACAATTGGTGGAATGACACCTGAAGAATTTACAAAAGATTTTTTAGATAAACTAAACCAATCATACTACAATATTACACCAACCGCAGATTTAATAAAAAACAATAAAAATATTACCCAAAATAATTACATGGGTGTGCCTAGTGGAAATACAACGAACGTTGAAAAAATAAGTTACACAGAATTAGTAACAAACCTTTTTGATTTAACAAAAAATTATTTTGAAAAATATGTTTCAATATACAATCAAATATATACAAAATACGGGAAAGACATAACAACAATGTTATTAAAAAATGATTATAGACCAATATTCCAATATGATGTTTATACCTCAACGTCGCCAACACCTGGTAAAGTATTGGAATTATTTGGTTTACATGAAAAAAGAAAAGAATTATCTGTTTATTCTGAAGGTTTGGAACTGGCGTTAAATAATTTTATTGATAATTCATCAACAACATATTTATCAAATTTGTTTACTTTTGACAAAGTAATCACAGGTTCTTTGTTAACAGATACAAATGAAAAAATAATAAAACCATTTATTAAAAAGGTAATTCAGGAAAAAGTAGATGAGATTTCTGATGTTAAAATATTAAAGGAATTAGAAGAATCGAGAAACGATTTAATAAAAACATTAGATAAATTAAACTTTGTTATAAAAAATGCAAAAGATTCTACTATCGACAATGACACAGTAAAAAGCCTTCAGTTTTCGGGATTTACTTCAGATTTATTATATAAGGAATATGAGTCATGTATAACGTATATTGAAGAAAATCATTCAAAATTAACTGTTGATTTATCGACAAACATTACTTTTTTAAATCCAACAATACAATCTTCTGATTTTGATTTTATTATCAGTCAATTATTATTTGATAAAATAGACTCATTCATGAATCTTTTTACTGATACATCTTTTTATCCTGAAACAGTAAAGAACAAGTTAAAAACAAGATTACAAAGTTTTATTAATGTACCGAATAAAAAGGATTTTAAATTTACAAAATTTAAAGACAGAAAAAATGGTAAAGAAATAAACTTTGATGTTATAACCATATCGGATGAAACAAATGGAACAATTATAAATGAATCAACTAAAATATTTTCAGAATCAAATGAAGTGACAAATAAATTAAATTTTTATAGAAAAAAATAATGAGTAGGCAGTATTTTGATAGATATCAGTTTTTTATAGAAGATGGTTCTTTTAGAGTTGTTCCCGGTATTGAAATACCAATAAAAACAACAGACAAGTATATGTTCTTTAAAAAAGGTAGAGACAGATTAGATAGATTATCTTTGGACCATTATGGTTCACCCGTCTTTGGTTGGTTAATTCTCCAAGCCAATCCAACTGTTGGTGGATTGGAGTTTGAGATACCTGATAATTTTGTTTTACGTATTCCTTTTCCATTAGTTATTTCTTTACAAGACTACAAAAGAAATGTAGAATTATATAACTTGTATTATGGCGAACAATAGAGACTACACGAATAGTGAAAATATTTTAGTAAAAGTTGACCAAAATAATCTTGTTTATGTTGACCCAAATAGTGTTGTAGATTCTAATGGAGAAATACAACCAAGAGGACATAAACAAGAGAACTTGGTTATGTATGTAAACTTGGAAGCCGATTTAGTACCTAGAACAGTATTAATATCTGATAACGATAAGGGAAACACATTGACACAAATTGCTGGTGGTAATTTAAATTTTTTAAAAAATGCAACCGGAGACGGTAATTTTGATGCGACTTGGACAGACTCATTTGTTCCAAAACCAATACAAGGTCAAGAATCGAACTATAAAGACGGTTACGATGTGACGTTTGGTGAAAATCAATTTAAAGATACTAGTGGTCAAAGTTTTGGTATTGATTCAATTAGTATTTCAATTAAAGGAGCGAATTTTGTTCCAACTGTTAATATAAGTTTTATAGATGTTAGAGGTAAAACATTATTCGAATCGAGTGACAATTCACCGTATAGGGCATTTTTTCATTTACCGTGGCCAATATTTTATCTAACTGTAAAAGGATATTATGGGAAAGCAATAAGGTATAGGTTACACATGACAAAATTTTCATCAAGATTCAATGAATCAAATGGAAATTTTGAAATATCAACCATTTTCGTGGGTTCAACATATGCTTGGATGAACGACATTACATTATCTCAAATAATAACATGTCCTTACATGTTTTTAGTTGAAGAAAACAAAAACACAAGTTTTAATGAAAAAACAGGATTATATGAAAAAACAGTATCTCACTCTTCAAGAGGATATCAAATATTAAAATCTGTTTACAGACAGTACGAACAAAAGGGATTAATACCAAAAGGATTTCCTGTAAGAACATTAACAGAAATGGGTTACATAGCAGAAAGTTTGGATAAAATTTTAGAACAACAAATTTTTAGTAGTGTTGATATGGGTGTTTTTCAAGGAGTTAAAGAATTGGATGAAACAATAAATAATTACGAAAATTCCTTTAAAGCCTGGGCAAAAAAGAATTTATCCAATGAATCTGAAAAGATAAGTGAGGATGAATTTTGGTATTATACTTCATTAAAAGATAAAACAAAATTGGACACCGTAGTTGGTGATAAAAATGGAACGTTAGAATTGTTAATAAAAAATTTTAATGAAACCATCGAAAAAAATAGATTGTTTACTCAAACACTTTCTAACAATACTACTGGTGATTTTAAAAAAATATCAATAAAAAAATTGAAAAGTGCGTCAACATATTATAAAATACTAACTGACAAAAAAGTGGTAATTAATATTGATGGTATTTTTAACGATATCTTTCAGATAAGAAAATCATTCGAGGAACAAAGAAAAAAATTGGAAGATGATGTTGAGTTTAGAATGAATGAAATAATCAAAGGAAAAGAAGGATTTGGGTTTGAACCAACAATTAGAAATATGTTCGCTGTTTTATTAGCAAATGCTGAAGTTTATATCAGATTAATGAAAGATGTACACAACAAAGCATTCACTGCTTCTTTAAATAGAAAAAATTCAGTCAAAAATCTTTCAAAAGAATCCAAAGGAGAGAGTATTTATCCGTGGCCTGAAATTTCAAAACCACAACAGGGAGGTAAAATAAATGTCATGGCGTATCCTGGTGATGAACAACTTATTCATAAATTAGAATCATATGATAGTACTAAATGGCCTGAAGTTGATTTTGTGGAAGAGTACATTAAAATTAACACAAATAGAGTTGAAACAAATGTAAATAACGAACCAACGAGAAATGATGTTAATTATGTATTTGATTCTAATGTAGACTTAAACACTATTTCACCAATATCGACGACCGATTTTATTATAAGTAGAGTGCCTTATATTGATAAAGATTATGCGTCATTTTTATATGAAATATATGAAAGAGCTAGATTTTTAACAATGTTTGATTCATTTACTAATGAAATGTTAACTGAGTTGGCAAATGAAGAGTTTAATAATATTAAAAATTCAATAGAAGAAGATGGTGATTTGATAGAAATCGCTAAAAGAATAAAATCGATAGATGATTTTATTAGGGTCGAATATCAACAAACAAAAAAAGACGAAAACGGTAAAATCGAATTAGACGAAAATAATAACCCTAAAACACAAACCGAATACAGTGGTTATTTGTTTATCTCATCACCTTATGATAAATTTTCAAAATACAAAGACACTTTACCTACAACCAATTATTTGGTTGAAATATTAGAGGAACCTTTCAAGTTTGAAAGTTATAATTTAAACGTTACAATAAAAGACGGTGGATTAGACAGTGATAAAATAAATAACTATTTGTTAAATTATCAACCAGAATCGTATAGAAAAAACATATACCCATTTAATTCAAATACATATTTGGGATACATAAACAAAACAACCTTTAGTGATGATAATTTTAAATTTAACGGAATATTAAAATATGAATCATCTAATGGTTTTATATCGTCACCAATTAATCCAAACTCATGGGTAAAATCGGGAGGAAATAATTTAACTAATTTCTTTTCAAATACGGTTAACGTGACAGGAAATACTGTTTCAATTTTAAACACACCATATTTTCACAATCAACTTTACTATGATTTTAATAAATCCACAGTAAATGGTAAATATGCCGGTTCGGCATATCTTTTACTTAATTCTTTACCTTTTATTGACTTAGATGACCAGATTACATTTGAAAATACTTCAATATTAACATCCTCATTATTTAGAGAAATTGGTTCTACACATTTCATTCCATATCATTTATTGTTAAAATGGGGGTCTATTTATCACAGATACAAAACACATCTTATTGACGGATATGACATTTTAGAAGGTGCAATAAATTCAAGTTATGTCACTAAACCATTGTCAGGTCAAACATTCTTTGATAATAATTCAGGATATACTTTTACAATAACCCCCAAAGTATCAACAACAACCGGTTCAACTCTTAATGTATCGTACACTGGTTACACAAGTGTAGGGTTGAGTCCCTTTTATCAATCAATATATAGTCAAATTGTTAATGGTTATGCTCATTACAATAATTCATTGGGTAATTCATCATATTCTGCAAATACTTTGAATAATGGTATAATACATAGAGTTAGGACAAAAACACAAATGAACTATTGGGACGTGATAGTTGACAATACAAAGTATAAAACGGACGAAAAGACATACACTCTTTTACCATCTATTGGTGATTATTCTAGCTCAAAAATATTTGTTTATAGTAATGGTTCATTTGATTTTGTACAACAAATTGGTTTTAGAACCTTATGGTTTTTAGATGATACTATAACTAATTCATTTACTGGTCAAACTTTTCCAACACCTTATGAATATTTTAGAACAACAGGAAACACTTATTCTATATCCACAAATTATAAAAAAGCAATTGATTTAATTGGTACATTTAGTCCAACAATCCTCGAATATTTTGAAAGTTATTTTTTAGATTTTGCAAGTCAAAAAATGAACGACGAATTACCATATAAACCATTTAATAATTTGAATTTTCAAAAATTCCAAGATATATTAACAAGATTAAGCGTTATCGATAAAACCAATTTACCACAAGACCCCACATCATTGTCCAATATTGATTTACTAATTGATAATTTGAAACGAAAACAAAAAGAAGCTGCAGAAAGTATAACCAATAGTATTTTAGGTAGTAACAATCTAATACAGTTTAGTTTATCAAATCCAAAAGAAATTGACCCTTTTATATTGTATGGAATGACAAAATCAAATCCTGATACAACATATTTAACACAATCATTTAGTTCTTCTGATATTAACTCAACAAATCAGAATTTTATAAAATTATATATTGGAGAAGATATTGACGGATATTATTTAGAGTTTTTTAGTGTTAATAATATCAAATTAACTGAAGACAATATAAAAACACATAGACCACTTGCACAAATTTATGGTGGATATAGAAAAAATGGGGGTACAACAAGTAGGTCTTCTTTTTTAAACTACCTTAAAAACGAAATCATTATTAAAAATACCGGTGGCGATATAACCTCTAAAGGTTCTGACATTAGATTCAAACATTTTTTAACTCAACTTTTAATTAATTTTCCAAAATTAGATAGTAAAAAATCAAAAAATCCCGCGTCAAGAATTGATATGTTTAGAGGGTATAATAGTGATAACACAAAATTAGAATTATATAACACATTCAAATCATTTAATGATAAGTGGACTTCAGGGAATTCGATTGGACAAAGATTATTGTTAGAAGAATTTTTATTTTTAGATAAGGCAAATCGGGATATTGGTGATAAATTATATCTTAACATTGATAGGTTTACGAACCTTTTGCATCCAAAAAATGTAAAACAATCGTTGTATGGAGCAATATCCATGTTAATCCAAGGTACGGGATTGGATATGAGGGCATTACCAGCATACATAAATTTTTATGGAAACAATGTTAATGTAAAAAATAAAATAAGACCCTCAAAAAAAGTTGCGTCAGATTTGTTCGGAACGTTTTTAGAAGTTGATTACCAAGAATCGACACCAAAAATCATTATTCAATTAGTTGGAAATAATTCAAAAAGATTGGATATGTCAAACAGTAAACCATATAAGTTTACAGATGATGGTTTTTATATTGGGAGTCAAAACAATAATCCTTTGTTGATAACCTCCTTAGAGAACTTTTCAAGAAATGACCTATCAAAGTCTAATCGGGTCGTTGCTTTTGAAGTTAGTTTTGGAGACCAAAATCAAGGAATATTTAAAGGACTGACACTTGACCAATCAAGTTTAAAAAACACATCCGAATCGTTTCTTGTTTTGGAGAATTTAGCTAGGTCCGCATCAGGTGCGGGTGTATACAATGTTGACGTTTCGTTATTTGATTACTATAAACAAGCTTCTTACAAATGCGACATAACTTCTATGGGTAATGTTATGATACAACCAACAATGTTTTTTTATTTAAAAAATGTACCTATGTTTAGAGGTTCATATTGGATAACTGAAGTAACACATACAATAAAATCAAATAATATATCTACAACGTTTTCTGGTACGAGAATACCGTATACATCTCTACCCGACCCAACAGATTCCTTTGTGGCCAGTTATAGAATATTATTTGATAAGATACAATCCAAAGCATCTAGAATAATAAAACAAAGAGAATCCAATAAAACTGATACACAAGAAACGGTTGTGTACCAGAAAATAAATTATATTACAGATAGGGGAGGTAAAATTATTCAGGGTGAGCAAATAATTGACAAATTAGAAGATGTTGGTATCAATAAGTTTGGCGTACCATTTAACGGATTTAATGAACAAAGAACCATTCAAAAGGTAAGAAATAATAACCAAGTTTGGTTAAGAGGATTGGTCGTACAAATGGGTGGAACAGGGTATACAATTAATGATACAACAAGTATGAATATTGCAAATGGTATTAAATTTTCAGACATTCAAAATACCGATTATAAGTATTTTATGGTTAATTTTCAATTATCAAGACAAATCACTGCAGAATTAATTAGAACAGCAAAAACAACTTTTAAAAATCCAAATAATAATAAAACGGTCGTTGTTAACCCAAATTATCAATTGGATTCATCTTCAGGAACGATTGTTGCTGAAGGTCCTGTTGCGATAGGTCCTATAAGTAGCACTTACGGAATTGCATTATCAAAGAAATTAATGAGTGAACTTAAACTATTTGATGGTGACGTTGTTTATTTTAATATGGAATAATTAGATATTTTATTTTTTTTGGATATTTATATAAAAAAAAGAAAAATGAATAGTGAAAAATTTAATAAGTCTTTAGATAGTTTTATGAATAAAACAAAGACAACTAAAAAATTAAACAACACCGAGACAGAGGAATGTGATTTACAAACAGGTGAGTGTTATGTGATAAGGTCTAAAGATGGTATTGTTGAAAGAATAAATAAAAAATTCATAACTGAAGACGGTAGACAACTTTTACAAGATTAATATGAAAAATTTAGAAAAAAAATTAATGGAAGAAATTGCTCGACACAGAGCGATTAACAATTACACTAAACGTTTAATGGAACAAGCGGAATTACCACCACCCGACGCACCCATTGACCCTGCAGTTGCTCCACCAGCCGACACCGCAATGGACCCCGCATCTGAACCACTAGCCGACACCACCACACCACCAGTATCTGGTGCACCTGTTGAACCTGAGACAGAAGAAATAGATATAACTGACTTGGTTAATATGACTAAATCAATTAAAAAAGATTTAGATGATAAAAACACAGAAAACATGGAAGTAGTGAATAAAATGGATAGTGTTTTCACCAAGTTAAATGATTTGGAACAAAAATTATCTCAAATGGACTCTGTTATTAGCAAGATAGATGAATTGGGTAATAAAGTTGAAACTATGAAAGAAAAAACCCCACAAGAAAAATTGCAGTTAAGGTCATTAGATTCGTATCCATTTAATTTAAATCCCCAACAATTTTTTGCTCAAAAACAAACAGAAATGCAACAGTCTGGTAAAAACGAATATGTTTTAACTAAACAAGATATTGATGATTATTCCTTAGATACAATAAGAAATAGTTTTAATCCAGAACAAGAAGAAGATGAATTTAAGTTCTAAAGTAAACCTTTTAATTGGATTACAATTACAATTAAAAATAAATCATTGGCAAACCAAAGGTGTTGCTAGACATGAAGCATTTGGTAAAACATATGACGCATTATCGGATTTAATTGATGATTTTGTTGAAATAGCGATGGGTAAATATGGTAGATTTATTTTAGATGAAGAAACAAAAACAATTAAGTTAATTAATTTATCAGAAATGAACCCGTCTGATATGATAAAAACATGTACAGAGGGTTTAATACAATTCTCCGAAGACTTAGATAGAACCGCGGATACAGATTTATTAAATATAAGAGACGAAATACTTGGAAATTTAAATAAATTATTGTATCTTTTAACTTTAGAATAAGTTAGGTTCGTTAGTAGAGTTGGTTACAATATCGCACTGTCACTGCGAAGGTCATGGGTTCGATTCCCATACGAACCGCGTTTGGGACTTTTGTTCCTCCTCACCCCAAATCTCAGGGTGGGGAAACACAGGGGAATATATCAATTGGTTAGATTACGTGCTTTGGGAGTACGAGGTTGTGGGTTCGAGTCCCGCTTCCCCTACCAATACAAAAAAAAAATTGATAACGTTTTGAAATTTGATTTTTATTACGTATATTTTAGATACAATTAAAAACAAAAAATTATGTCAACATTAGAAGCAGTACTAGCACAGTACGAAAAAAACAAACAAGCCACAAGTGGCACCGTTGGAATGTCTCAAGAAGACAGGATGAAAAAATACTTCACTACCGTTTTACCTAAAGGTATTCGTAGTCAAGAAAAAAGAATTAGGATTCTTCCCGCAAAAGATGGCTCACCTTTTGTAGAGGTCTTTTTTCATGAAATCCAAGTAAATGGAGATTGGGTTAAACTTTATGACCCAAAACAAGAGGGAAAACGTTCTCCATTGGATGAAGTTCGTGAAGGTTTAATGACATCAGGAGTTGAATCCGATAAAGTACTTGCTCGTCAATATCGTTCTCGCAAATTCTTTATCGTTAAATTGATTGATAGAGATAATGAACAGGATGGTGTAAAATTTTGGCGTTTTAAGTATAACACAAAAAGTGAAGGTGTTTATGATAAATTGATTCCTTTATTTAGGAACAAAGGTGATATTACCGACCCATTAAAAGGACGAGATTTGATTTTGAATCTGAACCTTTCAAAAGCAGGTAATGGTAGGGATTATACCACAATTACTCAGATTATCCCCGAGGACCCAAGTCCATTGCATGAAGATAAATCAGTTGCGGATTCTTGGATTAACGACCCATTAATTTGGTCTGATGTTTATTCGAAAAAACCAGAAGAGTATTTGGAAATGGTTGCAACTGACCAAAATCCAAAATGGGACAGCGTTACAGGTAAGTGGGTGTCCACATCTTCAGGTGAAGAAAAAATCGGGGGCTCTAATAAAACAGAACAACCACAAACACAAGAACCTGATTATGTTGACCCACAAGAAGGTTTTACTGAAGACGACGAACTACCATTCTAATTAAGATTGAGCATGGACACTATCATAGACACTGTGTCCATGCTCTTATTTTTTTAAACAAAAAATTATAAAATATACAATGCCAATTAAGAAAAAAGAATTCGATTATATTTCAAAATTTTCTTCTAAAACAAAATACAAAGAAGAGAAATTTTATTATTGTGGTGAAACCTTCAATGACGCGTGTGGTTTACCGGGTCCTGTTATGGGTAATATAAACATGTTTTTAGGTCACACTAATTCATCAAAGACAACCGCAATGATATTGTCCGCGGTTGATGCTCAAAGAAGAGGTGATTTGGTTGTTTTTGTCATCACTGAAAGAAAATGGAAATGGGAACACGCTGTTGAATTGGGACTTCAAGCGGAAAAAGATAAAAACGGTGAATGGTCGGGAGATTTCATTTTTAATGATTCTTTTGAGTATATTGAACAAGCAACTGATTTCATTAATGAAATCATAGATGCTCATGAAAATGGTGATATTCCAAGGAACATATTAATTTGTTGGGATTCGATAGGTTCAATTCCGTGTAAAATGACCTTTGAGGGTAAAGGGGGAAAACAACACAACGCCAGTGTATTGTCAGACAAAATTGGTATGGGGATACAGGCAAGGATTACTAAGTCAAAAAAAGAAGACTATCCTTCCTCAGAAAATTCATATTATATAACAATGGTTGTGGTTAACCAACCATGGGTTGAATTACCTGATAATCCTTTTGGTCAACCAGAAATTAAAGCAAAAGGTGGAGAGGCTCTTTGGTTGGCATCCGCGTTGGTTTTCTTGTTTGGTAATCAGAAAAAATCGGGAATCAATCACATTGATGCGGTAAAAGACGGTAGAAAAATTACATATGCCATTAGAACAAAGATATCAATAATTAAGAATCACGTTAATGGTTTGGGATTTAAAGATGGAAAAGTAATTGTTGTCCATAATGGATATATCCCTGATACTAAAGAATCGTTAGAAAAATATAAAAAAGAATATTCTAACTTTTGGAAAGAAAAAATTGGTGGGGTCGATTTTGAGTTAAAAGACTCAGTTACTTTTGAAGAAGATTCAGATGAATCTTGATTGTTTAACAATTAGAATAATGATAAATGTCTAATGTATTATTAGTAGATGGTGATAATTTACTAACAATCGGGTTTTTTGCACTAAAAAATCATTTTCATAAAGGGGAACATATTGGTGGGATATATCATTTCATCAATACTATTCGTATCTTTATTGATAAACATCATTTAGATAAAGTAGTTGTTTTTTGGGATGGAGAAAACGGTTCACAAACTAGAAGAGGTTTTTATCACCAATATAAACAAAATAGAAGGATTAGAATTAGGACAGAAGAAGAATTAAATTCATACACAAGAGAAAGAAATAGGATAAAACAATATTTAGAAGACCTATATGTTAGACAAGGTGAATATGAATATTGTGAAAGTGATGACTCGATTGCGTATTATGTTCAAAATTCACCAAATGAAAATAAGATTATTTTTTCAGGGGATGGTGACCTTACTCAATTAGTTTCTGAAAAAACAAGGATATATAATCCATCGTATAGTAAATTTTATCAACAAAATGATATGTTTACATACGAACAAGAAGAAATTTTGATTGAAAATGTTAAATTTGTTAAAATGATATGTGGTGATAAATCCGATAATATCGCGGGAATAAAAAGTTTAGGAATCACAAAATTGGTAAATGCTGTTCCTGAATTAAAAGAAAGGCAATTAACATTAGAATATATAAGAAATAAATTTAATGATTTGTTTGAAAATGATAAACATAACAAGTCAATAACTAATTTTATAACTGGTGTTACTAAATACGGTGTTTTGGGAGAGGAGTTTTTTCAAGTTAATGAAAAAATAGTTAGTCTTGATTCCCCATTTTTAACCGAAGATGCTAAAGAATCAATATCTTTATTAGTGGATGATTATATGGATTCAGAGGGTCGTTCATATAAAAACACAATGAAGATGATGATTGAGGATGGATTATTTTTACTACTACCAAAATCGGATGATGCATGGATAAAATTTTTAAACCCATTTTTAAGATTAACAAGAAAAGAAAAAAATAAAAAAACAATTAAAATCAAAACAAATGAATAATCAAGAACTATTAAAATTCGAATTTCTACTTACACTTGAAAACAATATCGTATGTCAAAGGTTTTTCAACGTAAGAGAATACAATCCACAGATTCGCCATTCTATGGATTTATACTACATTGTAAAAAATATTTGCGATGAAATTGGTGAAGATTTAAAAATAAAAACTATGGATTATCTATACGATAACATGGATTTTTTTTACGATTCGGATGACTCCGAAACTAAATTAGACAGTACTCAAGAGTACTTTGTTTTGGAAATTAAGTTAGGTGATGAAGTATTTATCAGAAGTATGTTTCCGGCTAACTATTATCACCCGAAGGTAAGGTATACTGTGGATATTCGTCCATATCTTAAAAGATATTTATCAGAACTAACAAACGTATTGTCTTCTAAAGATTTGGAAACAACGTATTTAAATTATGAATTATAAAAAATAAAAAAACATGTCAGAAAAAAATTTTGGATTTCTAGGAGCATCATTTCAACAAACACTTTTAAAAGCAATTATCGAAAACAAAAAATATGGAGAACAAATTATTGATGTAATTGAAAGCAAATACTTTGACAATCAATCATTTAAATACATTACCCAACACATTAAAGAGTATTATCAAAAATATAATAAAATTCCTGATTATCAGAGTTTATCACAGACAATTGTGATGGAGTATGGTTCTCAAGAATCTGCTAGAGTCCATCTTGATACGATACAAGATTTAATGGATAACACCAAAGAGGACCCTATGGTCCAAGAAGAGGCGTTAAATTTTTGTAAACAACAAAATCTCAAAAAAGAGATTAAACATGTCAATACTATTATTGAAAACGGGGCATTTCAAGAATATCATAAAATTGAGGGGATAATACAGAAAGCACTTAGAGTTGGTCTACCGCCCGATGAGACCGTCGATGTTTTTCAAAACATTGACCAAGCGTTAGAAAAGGATAATAGGTGCCCCATACCAACTGGTATCAGTGGTTTAGACAGTGTACTTAAAGGTGGTTTAGGTATAGGTGAATTAGGTGTAGTATTAGCACCAACAGGTACAGGGAAATCGACATTATTAACTTTATTTGCTAACACTGCATATAACTACGGTTTCAATGTACTTCAAGTATTTTTTGAGGATAGTACAGATGTCATTAAACGTAAACATTATACCATATGGTCGGGTGTTTCACCAGATGAACAACCGGATAATAAAGAATTGGTAAAAAATGCTGTTTTAGAAAAAAGTACAAACAGTAAGGGGAGTCTTGATTTGTTAAAATTACCAAGTGATTCTGTTACCATTTCTGAAATAAAAACAAGAATTAGAAAAAGATTATCTGAAGGAAAAAAAATAGACTTATTGATAATTGATTATGTTGATTGTATATCACCAGAAAAATCACAATATGGGGATGAATGGAAAGGTGAGGGTTCCGTAATGAGAAGTTTAGAATCTATGACAAATGAATTTAATTTAGTAATATGGACCGCTACTCAAGGTAATAGGGAATCTATTTCATCAGAAGTGGTTAATAGTGACCAAATGGGTGGTTCAATTAAAAAAGCTCAAATTGCTCACGTGATTCTATCGATAGGTAAAACTATTGAACAAAAAGACCACAAAATGGCAACTATGACCCTTCTTAAATCAAGAATAGGTAAGGACGGTATTATATGGCAAAACTGTAAATTTGATAATGAATATTTGATTATTGATACCGAATCTCAAACAACTCTTCTCGGACACAAAGAGGAGAAACAAAAAGACAACGCTACGAGAGCAAAAGAAGCTTTTATCCGTAGAAATCAAATGTTGAACACAAATTAAAAAAAAATTATAATTATGAAAGAAAAGATTTTACAAGAAAATCCGGGCCGCTTTGTCCTTTTTCCAATTGAATATCATGACATTTGGAGGCTTTATAAACAACAACAGGCTTGTTTTTGGACCGCGGAAGAAATAGATTTAAAGGATGATATCTATGATTGGGAAAATAAATTAAACGAAGATGAACAACATTTCGTAAAACATGTTTTGGCGTTTTTTGCTGCATCTGATGGTATTGTTAATGAAAATTTAGCGATGAATTTTGTTAATGAAGTTCAATACACTGAAGCGAAAATGTTTTATGGTTTTCAAATTATGATGGAAAATATTCATAGTGAAACCTATTCGTTGTTAATTGACACTTATATTAAAGACAAACAGGAACAAAATAAATTATTCAATGCGATTGAAACTATTCCGGCAATTAAAAAGAAAGCGGAATGGGCAATAAAGTGGATTAACTCCGATTCGTTTGTTGAAAGATTAATTGCTTTTGCCGCTGTTGAAGGTATCTTCTTTTCGGGTTCATTTTGTTCAATTTTTTGGTTGAAAAAACGTGGATTAATGCCCGGTCTAACTTTCTCAAATGAATTAATCTCAAGAGACGAAGGTATGCACTGTGACTTTGCTTGTCATCTATACAATCAACATATTCAAAATAAATTGTCTGAAAAGAAAATAAAAGAAATCATATGTGGTGCTTTAGAAGTAGAAAAAGAATTTATTCTTGAGGCATTACCTGTTAGATTAATTGGGATGAATTCTGACCTAATGTCTCAATATTTGGAATTTGTTACTGATAGACTATTAGTTTCTTTAAATTGTTCTAAAGTATATAATGTTGAGAACCCTTTTGATTTTATGCAAAATATCGCACTTCAAGGTAAAACTAATTTCTTTGAAAAAAGAGTTGCTGAATATCAAAAAGCGGGTGTGAATACTGTTACATCCATTGAGGATATGAGTGGTTCATTTGATGATGTTGATTTTTAAAATTTAAAGATATGAAAGTTAAAAAAAGAGATGGCTCATTGGAAGAAATGAGATATGACAAAATTACAAGAAGAATTCAAAATTTTTGCGATGATTTAAATCTTGAATATGTTGACCCGACATTGATAACCCTTAAAGTGACACAAGGTATTTATGACGGTATATCAACAACAGAGTTAGATATTTTAGCAGCGGAAACTGCGGCATCTCTTGTCACCTCTCACTCAGATTACGCAAAATTAGCCGGTAGATTGGCAGTATCTAATTTACATAAAACCACACCAAAAAAATTCTCACATTCAATCAAGGAATTACATTCATTTGTTGAACCGAAAACAAATAAGGAATCTTCGTTAATTTCAAATGAAACCTATAATTTTGTTCAACAATATAAGGATGTTTTAGATGGCGCGATTATTCAAGAAAGAGATTTTGATTTTGATTATTTTGGGTTTAAAACATTAGAACGTTCATATCTATTAAAGATTGGTAATCGTATTGTTGAAAGACCACAATACATGTACATGAGAGTTGCTGTTGGTATTTGTAATAATGACATAGATACCGCTTTAAGAATTTATGATGATTTATCACAACATTATTATACACACGCAACACCTACTTTATTTAACGCAGGAACACACAGACCACAAATGTCGTCCTGTTTCTTGATTGGTAATAAAGGTGATGATATTGATGGTTTATTTGACACAATAAAAGATGTCGCGAAGATATCTAAATGGGCCGGTGGTATTGGTTTACATGTTCATGATGTAAGAGGTAAAGGTGCATATATCAAAGGTACTGGTGGAGAATCAGATGGTTTGTTACCAATGATGAAAACATACAATGAAGTTGCTCGTTGGATTAACCAAGGGGGTCGCCGCCGCGGTTCATTCGCTGTTTATCTTGAACCATGGCACTCAGATGTATTTGAGTTTATTGAATTAAGAAAAAATCATGGAAAAGAAGAATTAAGGGCTAGAGATTTATTTTTAGCGATGTGGGTCCCTGACTTATTTATGAAAAGAGTAGAACAAGATTTAGAATGGTCATTATTTTCACCAGATGAGGCACCTGGATTATCTGACGTATATGATGACCCATACAAATTTACACAAGATTTTACTGAGTTATATGAAAGATACGAAAAGGAGGGTAGGGCTAGAAAAGTTGTAAAGGCCAGAAAATTAATGGATGCTATTTTAACTGCTCAAATTGAAACAGGTGTTCCTTATATGTTATATAAGGATGCTGCTAATTACAAATCAAACCAAAAGAACTTAGGTACAATTAAATCATCTAATTTGTGTATAACAGGTGACCAAAGAGTGGTGACAACAAAGGGTTACTTAACAGCCAAAGAATTGTGTGAAATGGATGTGGAATTAGAACTTTTTAATGGTTCTGAAATTGTCAAATCATCCAAAATGATTAAACGAGGTGAAAATGAAGATGTTTATAAAATAACATTAGAAAATGGTATGGAACATAAAGTAACACCATATCATGGAATACCTGTAATTGACTCAAGAAATAATATAACACGTATTGAATGTAAGGATTTAAAAATAGGTGATAAAATAGCAGTACAAACTAATAAAGGATTGTTTGGTTTAAAAGAAATGGTAGATGAGGCCTTTTTATTGGGTTTATATCAATCAGATGGTACACAAAACAAATCATCAATTTTATTTGATTTATGGGAAAATGATTTTGATTTAGTTGAAGAGATTGAAAACAAAATTCAAAAATTATATTCAAAATACGAGTATAAACCTAGATATTCAACTAAAGGTGGTAAATTTATAGATTGTGTTGTTTCATTTTCTAAAGTAAAGAAAAAAAGATTATCTAGTGAATTTTTTAAAAAAGAATTACTCTTTGAAAAGGGATATGTACCCGAATGGATTTGGTCTTCAAATGAAGAAACGCAATGGTCTTATTTGCGGGGTTTATTATTTGCTGATGGAACAGCTAATAAAAATAAATCAAAAGGGGGACCAACACAAATAAGTTACGCCGACATAAATATTGATTTTTTAAAAGAGCTTCAATTAATTTTTCAAAATTTAGGTCTTCAAACATCTATTAGATTGTTAAGAAATGGAGGTCAACGGTCATTACCAAATGGTAAAGGTGGATATTCACTATACAAAACAAAAGATTGTTATAGATTAATTGTTGGTAATAAAAATGACTCACAAAAAATAAATGAAAAAATAGGGTTTCTTGATAGAAAAAACATAATCATTGACAATCGTGAATTTCGGGATAATACGAAAAAGGGATATAAAGTAAAATCCATAGAATATGTGGGTAAAGAAGATGTTTATTGTCCAACAATTTATAATGATGAACATATTTTTATTTCACAAGGATTAAAAACATTTAATTGCACTGAAATTCTAGAATTTTCTTCTCCAGAAGAACAAGCGGTTTGTAATTTAGCATCAATTGCTTTACCAAAATACGTAGTCAACAAAGAATTTAATCACGATTTACTATATGAATATGTGTATCAAGTTGTAAAAAACCTAAACAACGTTATTGATTTAAATTTTTATCCTACTGAGGAAACAAAACTTTCAAACATGAAACACAGACCAGTTGGTTTAGGTGTTCAAGGATTGGCAGATGTATTTTGTATGTTAAAATTACCTTTTGAAAGTGAGGATGCAGACAAATTACAAGTAGAAATATTTGAAACAATTTATTTCGCTGCTCTCACATCGTCTAAAGACTTGGCTATTGAAAATGGTGCATACTCTTCATTTGATGGCTCCCCATTATCTAAGGGTCAATTCCAATACGAGTTATGGGGTAAAACAGACAAGGACACAAGTGGAAGATGGGATTGGAAATCACTAAGAAAAGATGTTGTCAAATATGGTATAAGAAACTCTTTATTAGTTGCACCTATGCCAACAGCATCTACCGCTCAAATTTTAGGTAATAACGAGGCATTCGAACCATTCACATCCAATCTTTATTCAAGAAGAACACTAGGTGGGGAGTTCATCGTAATCAACAAACATTTGGTTAATGAATTGTTGGAAAGAGGTTTGTGGTCTGATGAAATAAAGAAAAAATTAATAATGGAAAACGGTTCGGTTCAAAACATACCCGAGATACCTGTTGATGTAAAAGAAATTTATAAGACAGTTTGGGAAATGTCACAAAAAAGAATTCTAACAATGGCGGCAAATAGGTCAATTTATATCGACCAATCTCAGTCATTAAATTTATTTATTGATAACGCAAATAAAACAAAAGTTATGGCTGCTCATTTATACGGGTGGAAACTTGGTTTAAAAACCGGAATGTACTATCTTAGAACTAAGGCGGCTGTTGACCCAATTAAAGGGTTGGGTATTGATGTAACAACTTCTAAACCAAATGTTGAAAATCAAATAAGTAATGTTAAAGAATCAAACTTAACAAGTAATTATGTTGAGGAAATGGTTTTATCAATTAAACCAAATGATTCGCCATTTGAATGTGAAGGATGTGGTTCATAACAACAATTTTGGGTGACTCCCTTAATAGTCAAGGTTGACCTTGAACATCTAATCGTTTGGTCATACAGGGGGTGAAAACTAAACGATATACAATCCCATCGAATACTCGATGGGATTTTTTTATATTTATAATATATGAAAAAGATTATTTTTAACCACGAACACGTTGACCATTATGATGGACAAGATAACTACGAACTGGGTATTTACGAAGATGATGACGAAAACCCAATTGGATTTGAATCTGAAACTATTATAGGTTATGTTGCATACACGGTTTACAATAATGAAATAACAGTTAGTGATATTATAGTTAGACCGAATAGAAGAAGGGAAGGTTTTGGTTCAATGTTGATAAAAAAGATGAAAAGTTTACATCCCGATGCTGTTTATAGACCTTCATTAAAAACAGATTTAGGTTCAAAATTTATTCATAAAAATGTTGATATAATGGAAGAAAGGAATAAAATAAAAACACTAATGAACATATTAATGAAAATGTAAACTTAGATTTATTGTTTTACTATATTTATAAACATGGCGGGAACATATGGTATAGATTTTCCATTTAGACAAAGTCTTAAAGGTGATTTTTTAATAATGACAGAAACACCTGAAAGAGAAATTCGTGCAAATTTGATACACCTTTTGTTAACAAGAAAAGGTAGTAGATATTATTTACCTGATTTTGGTACTAGGTTATTTGAATTTATTTTTGAACCAAACGATGCGGTTACGTGGGGACAAATAGAAGATGAAATAAGAACATCGGTAAGAACATTCATTCCTAATTTAGAAATAAAATCCATAAGAGTAACTGCCGCAGACCAAGACGAAGAAGAACCCGCTAGTCCACAAGAAGATGAAGACTCGAGATTATTTAGAGTTTCAGACTATTCAACTAAACCATACACGGCTAAAGTTAGGGTAGATTATGATATTGATAATGAACCATTTGTTTCTTCTGATTTTATAATTATAAACATTTAATATGAGTAAAAAAATATCATACGCTGTTAGAGATTTTGCCGGTCTAAGACAAGAATTAGTTAATTTAACTAGAGAATATTATCCCGATTTAATTAAAAATACAAACGACGCATCTATTTTTTCAGTACTGTTGGATTTAAATGCCGCGGTTGCTGACAATTTACATTTTCACATTGATAGGGTTTGGCAAGAAACAATTTTAGATTTTGCACAACAAAGACAATCTTTGTATCATATTGCTAAAACTTATGGATTAAAAATACCGGGAAATAGACCATCTGTTGCTTTGTGTGATTTTACAATACAAGTACCGGTAAGAGGAGACAAAGAAGATACAAGATATTTGGGTACAATCAAAACAGGTGCACAAGTTTCAGGTGGTGGTCAAGTTTTTGAAACGGTAGATGATATTGATTTTTCAAATCCATTTAATAGTAGAGGAGAACCAAACAGGTTAAAAATACCAAATTTTGATGGAAACAATAGACTAATATCGTATTCTATTGTAAAAAGAGAAGCTGTTATCAATGGTGTTACAAGAATATATAGACGAGTAATAACTGAATTAGACCAAAAACCATTTTTAAAAATATTTTTACCTGAACAAAACATTTTGGGTGTTTCTTCAATTATACACAAAGAAGGTACATCTTTTGCTAGTAACCCCACTGATTCAGAATTTTTATCTTCGACAAATAAGTGGTACGAAGTAAAAACTTTAATGCAAGATAAAGTTTTTATACCTGACCCAACATCATCATCAGATTCGGATAACTTTATTTCTGGTACATATCTATCGGTTTCAAATAAATTTATAACAGAATACACCCCCGAAAATTATTTCTCAATAACGTTTGGTTCGGGTAATGTAAATCCAATGGATAATTTGGATGATTATAATACGGGTAATTTAAAAGTTAATTTGGGAGTATATCTAAATAACACATCTTTAGGTGCTTTACCTAAATCGAATACGACTTTATTTGTAAAATATAGAATTGGGGGTGGTAGAGATAGTAATTTAGGAATTAATATTATTACAAGTACCGATGATATCGATTTTGTTATTAACGGACCAAATTCAAATATAAACACTCAAGTTCAAAATTCATTGACGGTAACAAACGTAACACCAGCGATTGGTGGTGCGGACCAACCGACAATTGAAGAAATTAGAAACATGATATCTTATAATTTTGCAGCACAAAACAGAGCGGTTACATTAAATGATTATAAATCAATGATTGAAACAATGCCAGCATTATATGGTGCACCTGCAAAAGTTAATGTAATGGAAGAAGATAATAAAATAAAAATCAAATTACTATCGTATGATGAAAATGGTAATTTGATTGATACCGTTTCAACGACCTTAAAGAATAATATTATAAATTATTTGTCAGAATATAGAATGGTAAATGATTTTTTAGAAATCGAAAGTGGGGAAGTTGTTGATTTTTCATTAGAGTTAGATGTTGTAATAGACAAAAACGGTAATCAAACAGAAATAGTTAGAACGGTGATTCAAGATGTTGTTGAATATTTTTCAATAGATAAAAGAAAAATGGGTGACCCTCTTTTAGTTGGTGATTTATATAGAATGATTGGTGATGTTACGGGTATAGTAAATGCTGTTGATGTTAGAGTTTTTAATAACATTGGTGGAGAATATTCATCATCAGAAGTTGCCCAATCTTATGTTAATGAATCCACAAAAGAAATTGCACAATCAGACATGACAATTTACATGAAATCTAATCAAATATATCAAATTAGATTTCCTGAAAAAGATATTAAAGTCAGAGTTAAAACATTAGGAACAACCACATTTTAAATTGGATTTATTTTAATTAGAAAATTGTTTATTTTCTATTTATATAGAAATGCAAAAACATAGAATTTCTACAAACATTGGGAGAGACCAAAAGGTTGTCGTTGAATTAAAAAATGATTTCGACCTTTTAGAGATATTGTCTTTAAAATTTACACAGACAGAAGCATATACTTCCATGTGTTCTGATTATGGGGTTGTATGTGGTAGAATATTCGTAAACAATGGTTTTGGTGTACCAAATGCTAGAGTTTCTATTTTTATACCCATTTTAGATGATGATGTGAACGACCCGGTAATATCCTCATTGTACCCATATACATCTGTAACCGATAGAAATGAAAACGGTTATCGATACAACTTACTTCCAAGCAGAAAACAACACGGTGGACACGAACCAACAGGAACCTTTCCTGACCAATTAGATATTTTAACAAGAGAAGAGATTTTAGAAGTTTATGAAAAATATTATAAGTATACCGTAAAAACAAATGATGCTGGTGATTTTATGATATGGGGTGTACCTGTTGGTACACAAATCGTACATGTTGATGTTGATTTATCTGATATTGGTTGTTTTTCATTGAGACCCGATGATTTTATAAGACAAGGTAGAGGTGTTGATAGTTTTAAAAATACATATTCATATAAATCATCTGATGATTTAGATTCATTACCTCAAATAGTATCTTTTAATCAAACAATTGAAGTTTTTCCTTTTTGGGGAAATGAAGATTTATGTGAAATTGGAATAACAAGAACAGATTTTGATTTATCAAGTCAAGGGGTAAAAGTGGAACCCAAAGCATATTTATTGGGTTCAATATATTCTGACCAAGGTAAAAACACGTTAAACAAAAATTGTCGACCAAGAAGTGCTATGGGTAGAAAGTGTGATTTAACAACTTTTGCTGCGGAGATTGAAATGATAAGATTTACTTCTTCAAAAGATTCATTGGGTAGACCAATATTAGAGACGTATCAAATAGAAGAAGATATAGACGAAGACGGTTCGTTTGTGATTCCGTTACCCATGAACATGGAATATCAGTACACAAACGAATTTGGTGAAACAGAAATTACAAATGACCCAAATAAAGGTATACCAACATCAGCGTGTTATAGATTTAGAATTTCAGGTAAAAACAATACACTAGGTAGAGTTAGATTTACTGGTAGTTATTTGTTACCAAATATACGAGAATATAATTCTGATGTTGATGGTTCATACGCGTTCTCTTTAGATTGGAACGATTACCCAACTGGTTCTACAACTAATTCTGTAATTTTTAATCAGACATATGGTAGTTATTACCCTGAAGATTATTTTTTTAGGTTTACATATAATAAAGTGTACACGGTAAGTTCGTACATGGGTAGTCACTTTAAAGGTGGTAAAGACAATTATATTGGTATAAAAGACATATCACCAAAAGAGGAAGAAGATTGTGAATCGAGTACAGTTACACCACCAATTAATTACGGGTGGAGAAAATTTAGTTTTTCGATTTTATTGGCAGTCGTAATCAGTATATTCGAAAGAATAATATATTTAGCATTTCTTTCGGTAGTACAAGTAATACTTGGTGCATTTCAATGGATAAGTGATATAAAAATCCTTGGGGGTAGACCTTTTAGAGCTTTAGATTGGAGGGTTATTGAACCATTCAACGATTTGGTACTTT